ACCGGCAGGCAGTGAGTTGATGGACTACCTGAACCGGGGCTACGCAATCTGCAATCTGTGCGGAGCGGTCATGGATCGAAGAAGAGATCCTCAAGGCGGATGTGATATTTGCACCTGCCCGTCCTGTGGTTGGGAGATTGATGAGGTGGATTATGAGTACGAGGATGGTGATGAAATGGAACTCGTACTGGGTGGCGGAGGTGATGGCCGCCTGTTCTATCGGCTCGATTTGCCGCCCGCTGGATGCAGAGCCTGCGGAGGGCCATACCCTAACTGCAAGGCATCGTGCAAGATGTTCGGCAACTAAACATTATCAACGCGGAGGAGGAGTCCCGTCACAGGGGCTTTTCCTCTTTTTGTTTTTGGAGATAGACATGCGATACCACTTTGAAAAGCCCATAATCTATTTGTCCATGTACGGCCAGCGGTATCTCTGCGATCATCCCGTTTATCACAGCTGCACGCTGTTTCTTATCGAGGAGAAAGGGCTGGCGGTTATCCAACAACGGTATGACCCGGAGGCAAAGGCCACTTTTTGGACCGAGGTAGACGCCTGGCTCACCGACGCCTTATATCTGCATCCCAAATTTAAGGAGTTCTTTGATAACCGGGCAGGAGTGTGTACGGGCGGACTCTACCCCACCGTGACCATCCGGCAGATCATGTGGGCGCTGAAAATGAAGCCTTTGCCGAAACAGCGATGGGAAACGGTGTTCGACCGGCGGGATATTTGATGCGCCAAATCCGCAGCCCCTATTATGGAAAGCCAATGCTGATATGAAAGGGGTTAAGGAGCATGGACGAGATGAAATTGCTATCGAAATTCACGACAGGAATCGTTTCCAAACTGGCAGAGGTGGTTTTGCACAAGAAATTAGGTGTTGATGCGGACATCGCACTCAATGAATTGCAGGTCACCGTTGTCGATGGGAAAACGCATATCCATCTGGATTTGGATGCGGAACTCAGCAAAGAAGAATTGACCAGACTTCTGAAACACATTGGGATTTGAGGGAAGGAGCCGTTAAATGCGGCTCTTTTCCTTTTTCCGCAAAATTTGCATCTCCTATTATGGAGAGGATGATTAGCTCAGTTGGTAGAGCATCGCCACAAAATGGCGCTTGTCGCCGGTTCGAGTCCGGCATCAGCCTCCCTCACTTTTGGAGCCTATCGGGGCTCTTATATTTTTGAAAGGGGATGACAAAAGCATGAAAGCGGAGGTCGGATATCAGGACATCGTCATGGGAGCGTTTATCGAAGATCTAATCGACAGCATCAAGTGGAACATGAAGTCCGTCAGGATAAACGACCCGTACTTCCAGCAGCTCAGCGTTGAAAAATTTACGCTGGAAACCTTGCTCCGGGAGATCGAGGAACAGCCTGATACTTCTCCCACCATCGTGGTGGCAAGGTTCACAAGCAGAATGGCCCATTCCGTGAACCAAAGCAACGATCCCGATTGCACATTTTCAATATCCAGAGACGCCGCCCAGTCCATTCTCGACGGGCTATATTTTGACGATTGAAAGGAGAAAAACCGAAATGAAACCCACGCGCAATCTGGCCAATCAAGCTGTCCGAAAATTAAAACGGGCCTCCCCTGCCATCCTGGCTTGTTTCAGCGCAGCCGGGGTAGTCGTCACTGCTGTATTGGCGGTGAAAGCTACGCCGAGAGCGGTAGACCTGATACGGGCGGACAGCCGGACAAACCATGACGGCGATCCTTATGCCGCCACCAAGACAGAGATGGTCAAATCCGCATGGAAATGCTATGTACCCGCTGTGACGATGGGTGCGGCGACGATTTTCTGTATTTTCAGCGCCAATGCAATCAGCCGGAAACAGCAGGCATCCCTGATGAGCGCCTACGCTCTGGTCAGCCGGCAGTTCCGGGAGTACAAGAGCAAAGTGACGGAGTTCTATGGAAAAGAGGCCCACGAGAAGATTATGCGGTCTCTCGCCGTAGAGAAAGCCAAAGACATCCATATTACGGCACCGAACATATTTTCCAATTCTTCGCTTGATTTCGAGGGTGCGGACGAGGAGGAGCGGCTGTTCTATGATAGCTTCTCCGAGCGATATTTTCAATCCACGATCAGCCGGGTATTACAGGCAGAGTACCATGTCAACCGCAACTTCGCGCTGATGGGCGGCTTCGTGGCGCTCAATCAGTTCTACGAATTCCTCGGGATTGAACCGAAGAAAGAACTATCCGAATTTGGCTGGTGGGTCGATGATGAGCTCTACTGGATCGACTTTAGCCATACCCGAGCTATGGTGGATGATGGATTGAGCGGAGAGGTCGAATGCTGGATTATCGAAATGGACTGGCTCCCCAGCGATAAGGAGCCGGACTGATCCGCCAAAACTACAATGCCTATTATGGAACGATACAACGAAGGAGGTTGCTTTATGGAAAAGAAACAGATTTTCAAACTCATTTCCCTGGCGGGGCTTGCGCTGGGCGGCATTGGAACACTGCTGTCCGGATGGGCCGACGACCAGGAGCAGGATGCGATCATCGAGGAAAAAGTCAATGAAGCGCTTGCCAATCGCGGCATCGAAGAAGCGGAAGAGTCCTAACAAGGGCTCTTCTCTTTTTGGAGGTGCCTTAAATGAACGATGCAGTGGTACGAACCATTATTGAATATCTGGAGAATTCAGATGCGCCGGAATTATATTGGCCGCAGCAATGGTTCGAGGAGGTGTGCTTTTCTCGCTGGGCGGCCGAAGAGTTGATCAACGCGATTTTGGATCACCCCATGGCTCCGGCAGAGGACACCATCGAAGAATTCATCATCAAGATGGAGGTTTATGCTTCCATGTCAGAAGGCCGCGACTGTGGGCGGATATTTTCCATCGCAGCGGAAACGGCAACAGAAATTTTGGAATTGATTTGAAAGGAGCCCTTTATGGTAGAACTTGCGATTTTGTCGGTGTTTCTGCTTATCCTGGGCATTGGTGGCCTGATAGCAGATTATGTGTTTCCTCATATTGGTCCGCTTCAGCGGTGGATCGACAGCTTGCCCATGCTGGAAGATGAGGAAGAAGAACTCCTGATCGAGCACTGTCCGGATATTTCGCCAGAGGAGGAAGCAGCATGAACAAACAGGCTTTTATGAACATCGCGAAAGGGGTCAAGCGGGTCCTGAGAAAACACAGTCCGGAGATTTTGACTGGCATTGGCATCGCCGGCATGATTGCCACCACCGTGACCGCAGTTAGAGCCACCCCCAAGGCGCTTCAGCTTATTGACGCGCGGGAAATTAAGGAGGAAAAGCGTCTTAGTACGGCAGAGGTGGTCAAGACTACTTGGAAGTGCTATATTCCGGCGGCGATGACGGGAACGCTGTCGGTAGCTTGCCTGATTGGCGCCAGCTCAGTCAACACCAAACGCAATGCGGCCCTCGCCACAGCCTATACCATCTCGGAGACGGCGTTGAAGGAGTATCGGGAAAAGGCTCTTGAGGTAGTGGGCCCCAAAAAGGAGCAGGCCATTCGGGATGCGGTGGCGAAAGAAAAGTTGGAAAAGGCCCATGTGGAAACCAGAGAAATCGTCAGTACCGGCCGTGGGGAGACGCCCTGCTTTGACCCGCTGACCAACAGCTTGTTCAAATCAGACATCGAAACTATCCGAAAAGCGGAAAACAACCTGAACAAGCGGATGCGGGATGAGCTGAGGATCACGGTCAATGAATTCTTGCAGGAGATTGGCCTTGAGCCATGCGATGACTCCATCGGAGAAACCATGGGCTGGGATATTGATAAGGGCTACATCGACCTGGATTTCAGTTCCCAGCTGGTAAACGGCGTTCCCTATCTGGTCATCGGGCATCATATCCCGCCGCAGTATCTCGGCGGGTAACATCCGCAAAATTTGCATCTCCTATTATGGAGAACCAATCAATTACATTTTTGAAAGGAGATTTTCATCATGGAAGAACTGAAAGTCATGAATACCGAAGTTGAGGAACTGGAGCCCGAAAACGAGGTCGAGGAGGTTTCCGAGAATTCCAGTGCGGGCGCTTTGTTCGCGGGGATCGTCGGCGGCTTCATCGCTTACGCTGCTATCTGCGGAGCGAAGAAGCTCAAGGCGTTCATCGACGAAAAGCGCACCGCCCAGAAGGCTGCGGAAGCCGCCCAGGCTACGGAGGGCACCGAAGAAGACGGCGGCGATGATGAGTCGGATTCCTGAATGAAACCCTGATATTTGAAAAGAGAGGGTTTGCCGAGGGGAATACCTATAACAGGGTATTTCCCTTTTTCTTTTAGAAGGGAGGCTTTTTTTTTCATGAACCAGTACACCTACAACGGCCCTGTTATGGAGTTCGACAGGTGCATCATGAACAACTTCAAGGCGAGTACCTTTGCGGTTTCTGAACGGAAAGCGCTGAGCAATCTCACCTATCAATTCAAGCGTCAGCATAACAAATTGCCTGGAACAAGGATTTCCCTCCCAGGGAAGCTCGTCCAGGTCGTGTGATATTAGGAGGAAGCGGAATGGCGGAATACCCCAACAATTCTCACAATGCCAGAGAGACTCAGCGTGACAGCAGTCCTCCCGATAAAAAGGTTGAGAAGGTGGTCACCAGCTCAGTCAAATCCAGAAAAAAGAGCGAGGTACGGAAGTTTGCCGGCATCTTCGTTCCGGAGGACACCAACAGCGTCAAGAGTTATATTTTGATGGATGTGGTGGTCCCCGGCATTAAGAATGCCATTGCAGATGTGGTGAGCATCGTTCTGTTTGGCGAGGCCGGGCGTATCGGTGGGAAAAAGAGTTCTGGCTCTAAGGTATCTTACCAGAGGTACTACGACGACAGACGGGATGACCGGAGGGAGTACAACCGGCCCAGGATGGCTCAGGGCTATGAGTATGATGACATCATCATTGAGTCCCGCGGAGATGCCGAATTGGTTCTGGATCAACTGGAGGAAATCATCAGCACCTACGGCGTGGCCAGCGTGGCCGATCTCTATGATTTGGTGGGCATTACTGGGCGCAGCTATACCGACAACAAATACGGTTGGACGGATATTCGCAATGCGAAAGTAGTCCGTGTACGGGACGGCTATATCTTACAGCTCCCAAGGGCTCTGCCTATCAGTTAAAGGAGCAAGTATATGAAGGATAAGAAACAAACATTGGCGTACAGAATGGGACAAGCTCTTGCTGTGCTAATTGCTATTTGCCTCGGCATTATAGCGATTGCACTGACTGTTCGGTTTGTTCTATGGCTGTTTTAGGAGGAACTATGACGAGACCGGAAATTTTGCAGAAGGCAGAAACATGTGTCTGCGGCCATCGGGAGCAGGAATACGGCTCCCCGGAGAACAATTTTCAGACGATTGCCGATCTTTGGCGTGCTTATAAGGGCGTCGATTTCACAGCTGTGGATGTCGCCATGATGATGGCGTTGCTGAAGATCGCACGCATTCAGAGCGGAACTGCCACCGAAGACAGTTTCGTGGATCTGGCCGGATATGCGGCCTGTGGCGGAGAAATCGCCACCGATAATCATTAAATACGGAGGTTTATATTTACCATGAAAAAGACCGAACTGATGAACAATATGGGGCGGACCTTCCATAAGGTCGGTTTCCAGCTTCAGAAGAAGAGCCCGGAAATTCTGGTGGGGCTCGGCATCGTGGGCGTGGTCACCAGCGCCGTCATGGCCTGCAAGGCCACCCTCAAGGTGAACGAGATTGTTGAAAAGACCCAGGACGATCTGGACCGCATCCATAAGTCCGAGGAGACCGGCATGACCCCCGCTGGGGAGAGTTACAGCAAGGATGACTGCAAGAAAGATCTTACCCTCACCTATGTCCAGACCGGCGTAGCTTTTGCCAAGCTTTATGGCCCCGCTGTGATGCTGGGCGCTGTATCTGTTACCAGCATCCTGGCCAGTCACCGCATCCTGAAGAAGCGCAATGTTGCCTTGGCCGCTGCCTATACCGCCATCGACCACTCCTTCAAGGACTATCGCAAGCGCGTTCTGGATCGCTTTGGCGAGCAGGTGGAGAAAGAACTGCGGTACAACATCAAGGCCCAGGAGATTGAGGAAACCGTCGTAGACGCCAAGGGCAAAGAGAAGACGGTCAAGAAGACCGCAGATGTGGTCGATGAAGGCTGGGACCCCAACAAGTACAGCCCCTATGCCAAGATCTTTGACGAGCTTCATCCCGATTGGATGAAGGATGCCGAGCGCAATATGTTCTATTTGAAGGCAAGACAGAGTCAGGCCAACGATATGCTGAAGGCCCGCGGCCATTTGTTCCTCAATGAGGTGTATGACCTGCTGGGCTTTGAGCGGACCAAGGCCGGCGCAGTAGTTGGCTGGGTCTATGATCCGGATGAGCCCATTGGAGACAACTTTGTGGATTTCGGCATCTTTGAGATCCAGCGTCCCAAGGCTCGCGACTTTGTCAACGGCTACGAGCCGGCCATTGTTCTGGACTTCAATGTGGTGGGCGACATTACCAACCTCATCGCCACCCATCAGTATCTGTAAACCATGAGAAAATTGCAGTTTACTTTGATTCCGGTATTGACCTTATGTTTGGCCCTTCTTCTGGGGGTGGCCACCGCGCCGGCAGAGAGCGAAGCGGCCCCTCCGGTAGAGCCTGTGCAGATAACCCACACGCCAGTTGAGCCGTTTCCGGAGACTGAACCTGCTCCACTGCCCAAACAGTGGACGGACGAAGAGGCGGCTGCTTTGGCAAAGATGCTCTGGGGAGAAGTCAGAGGCGTTCCCTCCGATATGGAAAAGGCGGCCTGTGTATGGTGTGTGCTGAACCGGTGCGACGCCTATGGCCAGACCATTTTAGAGGTCGTGACCGCTCCCTATCAATTTGTAGGGTATCGTACGGAAAACCCGGTGGATGAGGCCCTGTTGGCTCTCTGCGAAGATGTGCTGACAAGATATTTTGCAGAAAAACGGGGTGAAGTGGATGTCGGACGAGTTCTCCCCAAAGATTATCTCTGGTTTACCGGTGACGGTCAGCGAAATCATTTCCGCAATGCTTATACCGGTGGAACAACATATGATTGGAGTTTGAAAAATCCATATGAACATTGACAGGAGGTTTTACCATGAAACAGATCAAACGCCATTTCAGGACCCTTCTTTCCTATTCCTTGGCGACGGTGTCGGGCCTGTGCCTCATCAGCGGTGCCGCAATCCTTTCCGGCAAGAGGTAATGGACATGGAGGGACTGACCAATTTCGTGTCCATGCTGGACTACATTTTAGACAGCCAGCGGAAACGCCACATTGTAGGCGGCATTCTGCTCAGTGCATCCCTGCTGTTTGGCGGACTGGCCATGACGGTTATGAGCATCAAGGATGAGGAGGGCAACAGCGATGAGCAGGATGACTAATGCGCTCTCTTTCATTGCCGGCGCCGCCGTGGGCGGTGGAGCAGTTTGGTATTGCATCCGGGAGAAAGAGGCAGCTCGCGCTAATCGAGAGATTGACTCGGTCAAGGCCGCCTATGCCAAGCGGGAGCATGTGGAACAGCACGATGAAGCACCGGCACCCATCCCATCCGGAAAGATTCAGGACAAGCCTGACTTGGCCGATTATGTCAGAAAATTGGAACGGGAGGGCTATACGGAGTATTCTCGGACCGTCAAACCCACCGAAAAAGCGGATTCCGAGACTTCAGAGGATACTCCCTATGTAATCTCTCCGGCGGAGTTCGGGGAGATTGAAGAGTACACAAAAGTCAGTCTGACCTATTTCGCCGATGGGGTGCTGGCTGATGAACTGAACGAACCTGTGGACAATGTGGAGGAGATCGTCGGCGACGCATTGGAGCATTTTGGTGAATATGAGGAAGACTCGGTATTCGTCCGAAATGACGCCAAGCGGTGTGACTATGAGATCCTGCAAGATCTCCGCAACTTTAAGGATGTGCTGGAGGACATGTCTCCCCGTCCGAATTAAGAGGAGGATTTACCCTTGACCAGAGATGAGCTGATCAATCGGTACTTCGATTGGATGTACCAGCTCGTGGTCGACGACCGATATTCTAAGTCCTATCGTAAGCTGTTTGTCAGGCTGCACGATACGGAATTCACATATATGATTCCAATGGACGGCAACCGGGCCGAGGACGGCATCGACCTTAGATATCGATTCGGCCATGAACAGCATTACAGCGACGCCATGGTCGCGTCCTTTTTGGATGACCGACCATGCAGCGTTTTGGAAATGATGATCGCCCTTTCCATTCGATGCGAAGAGCACATCATGGATGACCCAGATGTTGGCAATCGAACTGGCCAGTGGTTCTGGAGCATGATCGCCAGTTTAGGGCTCGGGTCCATGCATGATGGACGGTTTGACCGGGATTATGTGGACGAAGTCCTCTCCCGGTTTCTGAACCGCGACTACGCACGAAACGGAGAGGGCGGTCTTTTTACCGTCAGGCAGAGCGGACAGGATATGCGGTCGGTCGAAATCTGGTATCAGATGTCCCGCTACCTGAAGGAGATTTTCGCCTGATATTTTCAAAAGAAGGAGGGTTACGCCATGAACGAGACCATACACAACATTTTTGTGACGGTCAAGCCGTCCAGAAAACTGGCCAAGGTCAGCCGGCGCATGACAGTTCTCACGCTTGTGGGGATCGGTTATGCGGTTTGGTCTGAACTGAACCGCCGGGAACAAAATGAGAAAATCGACCTGCTGGCCAGAAAAATCAAAAATCTGGAGCATGGTGAAGGAGAGTAAGCAATGTAATGTTAGACTTCCTTATGATTTCGACGCGCAGCGGTAAGCGCGGTGTAATCGAGATCTATCCGAAGTTCATTATCAAGAAACCAAACGACTTGATGATTCGAGGTGGTGACTTCTACGCTATCTGGATTGAAGATCGTGGTTTATGGTCTACGGATGAGCAGGATGCGGTTCAGCTCATAGACCGCGAACTGGATAGATACGCCGAGGAAAACCGCCAGCGTTTTGACAACAACATCAAGGTCCTTCACATGTGGGATGCGGAGACCGGGGTAATCGACACTTGGCACAAATACTGCCAAAAGCAGATGAAAGACTGCTTCCACATGCTCGATGAAAAACTGATATTCTCCAACACGGAAACTACCAAAAAAGACTATGCCAGCAAGCGCCTCGGCTATCCTCTGGAGCAGGGCAGGATAACTGCTTACGAAAAGCTGATCTCCACGCTCTATACTCCAGAGGAACGCCACAAAATTGAATGGTCTATTGGAGCCATCGTGTCCGGAGAGTCCAAAAAACTTCAAAAGTTCATGGTACTCTATGGGGCAGCGGGAACTGGTAAGTCCACTGTACTCAACATCATCCAGCAGCTCTTTGACGGATATTATTCCGTCTTTGATGCAAAGGCCCTCGGTTCTTCCAGCAACGTCTTTGCGCTGGAGGCGTTCAAAAGCAACCCTCTGGTAGCAATCCAGCATGACGGCGATCTGTCCCGCATCGAGGATAATACCCGGCTCAACAGTTTGGTGTCCCATGAGCTGATGACAGTGAACGAGAAGTTCAAATCGACCTATGCCAACCGGTTCAAGGCGTTCCTCTTTATGGGCACAAACAAGCCGGTGCGGATTACGGATGCAAAGTCCGGCCTGATCCGACGGTTGATTGATGTGTCGCCGTCTGGTAACAAGCTCGGCTTCCAGGAATACAAAACTCTGATGAAACAGATTGAGTTTGAACTGGGCGCCATCGCTTACCACTGTCAGGAGGTCTATCTGGAAGACCCGAACTGCTATGACGATTATATTCCCATTGCCATGCTGGGAGCGTCCAACGACTTCTACAACTTTGTGGTGGACTCCTATCCCGTCTTCAAACGCGAGGATGGGACTTCACTGAAAGCGGCCTGGGAGATGTATAAGACCTACAACGAGGAGGCAAAGGTCGCTTACCCACTTAGTCAACGGGCATTCAAGGAGGAACTGAAAAACTATTTCCGGGATTACAGCGAGCGGTTCAATTTGGAGGACGGCTCCAGGGTTCGGAGCTATTACAGCGGTTTTCGGACGGAAAAATTTGAGGACCAAGCTCCTTCTCAGCCGGAGCATAAGCAGACGCTCCTTCGATTCGACGCTGCGGAGTCCATCTTTGACCAGATGTGCGCGGACTACCCAGCCCAATATGCTACCTCTAAAGAAACGCCGGCACAGAAATGGGAAAAAGTCTCCACCAAGCTCTCCCAGTTGGACACCAGTCAGCTCCACTATGTCAAAGTCCCGGAAAATCATATCGTGATCGACTTCGATATTCCGGATGACGATGGCAACAAGTGCTTTGAGCGAAACCTAGAAGAGGCCAGCAAATGGCCTGCCACCTATGCAGAAGTGAGCAAAAGCGGATGCGGCATCCATCTGCATTATATTTACACCGGCGATGTATCCAGGCTCAGCCGGGTCTATGATGACCACATTGAGGTCAAAGTGTTCACCGGCAAAAGCTCCCTTCGCAGAAAATTGACCAAATGCAACAATCTACCCATCTCGACAATCAGCTCGGGCTTGCCACTGAAAGGAGAAAGCAAGATGGTAAATGCCAAAGCGGTGCAAAGCGAGAAAGGGCTTAGAGTTCAGATCAAGCGCAACCTCAATAAAGAGATCCATCCGGCTACTAAGCCCAGCATCGATTTCATCCACAAAATTCTGACGGACGCTTATGAAAGCGGACTGTCCTACGATGTCACCGACATGCGCAACGCCGTTCTGGCGTTTGCGGCCAATAGTACCAACAACGCGGACTACTGCATCAAGCTGGTGAACAAGATGCCTTTTAAGTCCGCTGACCCATCCCCTGCGGTCCAGAATGATGATGCGAAACTGATATTTTACGATGTAGAGGTATTTCCCAATCTCTTCTTGGTGAATTGGAAGATCGAGGGGAGTGACCAGCCCGTTGTACGGATGATCAATCCGACACCCCAGGAAATTGAGGAGTTGATGAAATTTCGGCTGGTCGGCTTCAACTGCCGCCGGTATGACAATCACATTCTCTATGCCCGGTTAATGGGCTACACCAATGAGCAGTTATATAACCTCTCTCAGCGCATTGTCAGCACAGATAAGAAGGTCAAAAGCAACAACTGTTTCTTTGGCGAGGCCTATAATGTCTCCTACACGGATGTCTACGACTTCTGTTCCAAAAAGCAGTCTTTGAAAAAGTGGGAGATCGAACTGGGTATCCATCACCAGGAGCTCGGCCTCCCTTGGGATCAGCCTGTGCCGGAGAATATGTGGCTTAAGGTGGCGGAATACTGCGACAACGATGTTCTCGCCACCGAGGCGGTGTTCAATGCCCGCAAAGCCGACTTCGTGGCCCGCGAAATCTTGGCCGATGTGGCCGGTCTGACAGTCAACGACACTACAAACACCCTGACCGCCAGAATTATATTTGGCGGAAATCGCAAGCCGCAGGACCAGTTCAACTACCGGGATATGGGTGACACGACCCAAATCTTTGACCCCGAGGCAGACCTCCCCTTTACGCCGGAATTTGACCAGTACACCGTCTTCGATAAGAAAAAGCGGCCCATCTTTCCCGGTTACAAGTTTGAGAACGGCAAGTCTATCTACCGCGGAGAAGAGGTCGGCGAGGGCGGCTATGTTTATGCTGAGCCCGGAATGTATGGCAACATCGCTCTGCTGGATATTGCGTCCATGCATCCCTCCAGCATTATTGCGGAAGAGCTGTTCGGTCCGGAGTACACCAAACGGTTCCAAGAAATCAAGGATGCCCGCGTAGCCATCAAGCACAAAGACTTTGAAAAGGCTCGCAAGATGCTGAATGGCGCGCTGGCTAAGTATCTGACGGATGAAAGTTCCGCAGACGCTCTGGCCCAAGCTCTGAAGATTGCCATTAACTCGGTGTATGGCCTGACCTCGGCCAACTTTGAGAATCCCTTCCGGGATAACCGGAACAAAGACAATATCGTCGCCAAACGCGGAGCCCTGTTTATGATCAACCTCAAACATGAGGTGCAGAAACGGGGCTTTACTGTTGCCCACATCAAGACGGACTCTATCAAGATCCCGGATGCTACACCCGCGATCATCGACTTTGTGATGCAGTATGGGGAGAAGTATGGGTACACCTTTGAACATGAGGCCACCTATGATCGGATGTGTCTGGTGAACAACGCGGTCTACATCGCCAAATATGCCACGGCCGAGAAGTGCCAGGAACTCTATGGCTATATTCCCGGCGACAACAAAAAACATCCCAATGAGTGGACGGCTACTGGCACGCAGTTCCAGATCCCCTATGTGTTCAAGAAATTGTTCTCCAAAGAGGAGATCATCTTTGAGGACATGTGTGAGACTAAGTCGGTCACCGGGGCTTTGTATCTGGATATGAACGAGAGTCTGCCGGATGTGTCCGCTGCGGAAGTCGAGAAAGATAAACTTTGGAAACAGATTAGCGATCCAAAGCATCTTGACGAACCAATGGAAACTGAGTGTGCTCGGATTGAGGAGTTGACAAAACTTATCGAAGCAGGCCACAACTACATCTTCATCGGTAGGGTCGGTCAGTTTTGCCCCATAAAATCGGGATGCGGCGGAGGGCTCCTGTGCCGGGAATCGGTGGACAAGAAAACCGGCGAGAAAAAGTATGATGCTGCTACTGGTACAAAGGGTTATCGCTGGTTGGAGTCCGAAATGGTCAAAGAATTGGGTAAGCAGGATGCCATTGACCGTAGTTACTATGACGCAATGGTAGATGCTGCCGCTCATGATATTTCCGAGTTCGGCGACTTTGAGTGGTTTGTGTCAGAGGACCCTTATGTTCCGGAGGATCGGCCTCCTTGGTTTGGCCCTGGAGAACCATGGAAAGAAGAAAAAACCGCCTTTGATGTGCGGTAAAGGTCACCATTTATCAACAAGAAGGAGAATGCTTTATGTCCCGTGAAAACAGAGAACCCCTTATCATTGAAAATGCCCGTATCATGTTCCGCAATTTCTCCGGCAAGGAGAGCAAGTATAACCGCGCCGGCCAGCGCAATTTCTGTGTTGTCATCGACGATCCCGAAACGGCTCAAGCGATGGCGGAGGACGGTTGGAACATCCGAGTCCTGGCGCCCAGGGATGAGGACGAGCCTCCTCGGCACTATATTCAGGTGGCGGTTCGATTCGACAATATTCCGCCTAACATTTACATGATCACCAAACGAGTGAAGACCCGGCTGGATGAGGAGTCCGTCGGCACTCTGGACTATGCCGAGATCCGCAATGTGGATGTCATCATCAACCCCAGCCCTTGGGAGGTCAATGGCAAGAACGGCATCAAGGCCTATCTCAAGACTATGTATGTCACCATTGAGGAAGATGAATTCGCGGCCAAGTACGCCGAGATGGAAGGCCCCGAAGAGTAAATGTCACAAGGGGATGGGAGGCTGGAGGAGGAACCGGCTTCCCATCTTCACATTTTGAAAGGAGAAAAACAATGAAACCTTTCTGGAAAAAGCCCGGGAAGAAAAAATCGAAAAAGCATTCCAAATCAACTCAGAAAGTAAAGTCGAAGATACCGCCTAAATCGGAACCATGGAAGCCGCCATATCCATCAAAACCTCCTACTGTACCAGAGGAGCCGAAGAAATACGAACGGCCTCCCAAAACTCCCACCACGGTGCAGAAACCCCGCATTCATGAGAAAGAATTTCTTTCCACCTTTCGTCAGCTCCTCTCTGAGCGGAGTCGGCCATGGGATATTTGGAAGGACTTTATCATCATGTCGGCCTGTGCCCTGTCCAATCCAGTGGATAAGATGCACTATGAAGAACGGGAGAAGCGGTATCTCGACATCATTCATAAATACGGAAGGCAAAAACAGGCGCTCTTCCCTGAACTGTTCGCCCACATGGTAATGGCTTTGGAAGAGGACCCTGAGCAGGACTTCCTTGGGAAGATGTATATGGATCTCAACCTCGGCTATGATGAACTGAAACAAGTCTTTACCCCGTACAATGTCTGTCAGTTAATGGCGGATATTACGATTGGCGACATTATTTCGCAGGTGGAGGAGCAGGGCTATATCACCATAAATGATCCCTGCTGCGGAGCTGGGGCAAATCTAATTGCGGCAATCCATACAGCGCGTCACAAATTGGAAAAGGCCGGTCTGAACTATCAGAACCATCTTCTGATCACTGGACAGGATATTGAAGAAGTGGTGGCGTTGATGTGTTATATTCAGCTCTCTTTGCTGGGCGTAGCTGGATTTGTCAAGGTCGGCAACACCATTACCAATCCGATGAGTCCTTCTGACACTACGGAGAACTACTGGTTTACACCTATGTATTTTAATGATGTGTGGTATTACCGGCGTCTTGCCCACCGGCTTGATATTTTAATGAAAGGTGAAGGTGACCCGAAATTGCAGGCATAAGTCTTCGCGATTACCAACTGGACGCAGTCAAACGGATGAAAAATGGCTGCATCCTATGCGGCGGTGTGGGGAGCGGCAAATCCAGAACCGCCCTTGCCTACTATTATGAGCAGCAAGGCGGCAAAGTGGGTTCGGACGACTACATTCCCATGACAGAGCCAAAGGATCTTTATATTATTACCACGGCTCGGAAACGGGATACCTGCGAATGGCAGGGCGAACTGGCGCCATTCCTACTCTCCACCCACCCGGAGTCAAACTACTACAAAAACAAAGTGGTGGTAGATTCCTGGAATAACATCGGCAAGTATAAAGATGTGACGAATGCCTTCTTTATATTTGACGAGCAGCGGGTAGTGGGATACGGTGCCTGGACAAAGGCATTCTTAAAGATCGCCAAGGCCAACCCCTGGATCTTGCTCTCTGCTACGCCGGGCGATACTTGGCAGGATTACATCCCGGTCTTTATTGCCAATGGCTTCTACCGTAATAAAACGGACTTTATCGACCAGCATGTGGTATATGACTGGAGAGCTAAATACCCCAAAATCGACCGCTATCTGAATACCGGCAGATTGATCCGACTTCGTGACCGCATATTGGTCACAATGGACTTTGAGCGGCAGACTGTTTCCCATCACGAAGATGTGGCCGTCCCTTATAACATCTCGGCATACAAGGCGCTTATGCGGAGTCGCTGGAACCCATGGGAGGAACGGCCCATTGAAACGGCTGGGGAACTCTGCTACTCCCTGCGGAAAATCGTGAATTCGGATGAATCCAGACGGACCGCGTTACTGGAGCTGGTGGAAGATCATCCAAAGGTCATCGTCTTTTACAACTTTGACTACGAGCTGGATATTCTCAAGTCTCTCCACTATGGAGAAGGGGTTGAGATTGCGGAGTGGAACGGCCATAAGCATCAGCCGATCCCCGACGGGGACAAATGGATCTATCTGGTCCAGTACACAGCCGGTTGCGAGGGCTGGAACTGCATCACCACGGACACTATCGTGTTCTACTCCCAGAATTATTCCTACAAAGTCATGGTGCAGGCAGCCGGACGCATTGACCGCTTGACCACACCCTATACCGACCTCCATTACTACCATCTCAAGAGCTTTTCTGGTATCGACTTAGCCATCAGCAAAGCGCTCAAGGAGAAGAAGAACTTCAACGAGGGTAGATTTGTGGGCTGGGCTACGAAACCGATGCCCAAAGCAGCTTGATATTTAGAATTGGAGGGTCACCATGTTACGATTCATTCAATGTCTGCCGGGAAGTTTATATCGGACACTATTATGTGCATCCCATCTTCCATTTTGGAAGTGGCTTTGAAAGGAGAAAGTTATGGCTGGACTAAACTGCGAAATCGGATGGAAGACCCGCCTCTGTGAAGTAAATGGCGAATTGGGTCAATTTCATATCTGGGAGCAATGGTCCAATGTGGTGGATGCAAGCCCGCTGCGGGGCGGTCATCCCGGAGGCCAGGTTGGGCAGGTCTACGGCATTGTCGAGTTTAAGGACGGTGTCCGGCGGGTTGACCCTGCGAAAATCAAGTTCTGCGACAAGGAGAATGCCATTCTGGCCGAGATGGAGAAGCACCAGCAGGAAATGAAGGGAGCGCCCAATGCTGATCATTAAAACTGAAGCAGACCGTGAGCACTGCACATCTTGCTATGGTAACCGCACCATTGAGTTGACTATGGAAGAAGTGGTAGCATTATTTGCGGGAGCAACCCTTGGTGATCCGAATTTTAGTGAATATGGAACGTTTATTCGATTGAGGGAAAATGTATGAAAGTAATTGTTACAGAACTTCCAGTCACATCTAAAGACTGCATTTTCGCAGAATATATCAACATGACCAGCAAATACAAATGCATGTTTCAGTCCGGAATGTATTCTCGATGCAAATTGGACTGTGGTGAAGAATGCCCATATTTGAAGAGAATAGGGGATGTGAGAGTTCAATGACAAAGGTTGAGAAGCTTGATGAGTTTCTGAAAAGAATCGGTATCGAACTTTTGCCTTTTCAAAGGGAAATACTCAGTCAGATGACGGACGGAAATAAGATTTATATTTGTTATCCGCCTAATGTTGGCCGAACGAATACAATACTGCTAATGCGAGCGCTGGAGACCATATTTGAGAGAGGTGAAAACGATGCCGAACTTCATATTTGACCCTAAGCTGGACGAGTGGCACAGCTTCTGCGACTGGATTGAGGAACTGCCATATAGTGAACTGATCACGGGCGGTGCGACCAATGAATAAGGAACAGAAATGGGTCGAAGAGCACCCCATAGCATGGCTTTTAATGCAGAAAATTGGCGATTTTTTGTGGTTCTTTGCCAAATTCTCTATCTGTATGCTTTTGTGGCGGGCGATACACCTCTAATTGACACCCTCCGGACTGGCATGGTATCATGAACTCGGATAAGTTACATCGACTATGCGCAAAAAGCACAGCTCCTATTATGGAAGGAGGTTGTTAGGCTATGGCTGAACGCAACGAGTCTCACCTTCTGAATGGTGGTGACGATCCTATGGGCATGACGGACAACCAGTACAAGGGTATGCTTCTGGACCAGTTGGAAGACTGGCAGGAAGTCCTTGATCTGGCAATCGAGGCCGGGAACACCGAAATTCAGAAAAAGGTGGAAAAACAAATCGCGAAGATCAACGAAAAGCTGAAATTCTAACCTCAGCCAAAGGGAAGGGCTTGCGGAAACGCGGGCTCTTCTCTTTTTGCTTTTATCGGGAGGATACACATGAGTGATTACGGAGTCAAAGAAACCCAATGCACCCGCTGTTCCCATCGGGAGGTCTGCTCTCTGAAAGAAGAGTTCCTTGCGGCTCAGGCGGCAATCGACGAGGCGGTTCTTCATCGTGAGCGAAAAAATGACGGAGCCTTGTCCATGATCCGCATTCGAGACATCAAATATATTGAGCCGGTCGAACTTCGCTGCAAGCATTATGCGATATCAACCGGAACTATCAGATGATGGAGGCCTGATATGGCGCAAAAAAGAATACGGATGGTCCGGCAGGATGTGCTGGGCGATAAGCTGCGGCTTCTCTATGACGACGGGACCCAAGGGGTTCTGTGTTATGGAGAGGCCGTTTCCCGTTCTAAAGTTCCCGTGTCCATTCGGCCGGAGAACTTTATCGGCCTAACCCTAAAGCAGGCCAAGATGAAACTGGGGGTGAAGGATTGATGTTCCGATTTATCATTTTCATCATTGGCTTGGCGGTTCTTTTTATAGATGCGGCACAGATGTTAAAAGCGTATCGAGAACGCAATACCGCCGGCGTTTTGTTCTGGGGTATTCTTTTACTCGCCGTTTCTATCGGGATGTCATAAGGAGCAGTTTATGAAAGCGATTTATCAAATCCGCCCCGATTGCAACGCCTGTATAGAATTGGGTTGGGCTCCTCCGGAGGCCTGTGCCGAGTGCCTCAAGCTGATGAAAGAACGCGCCGAAGAGGTTGATATTTTACAGCTTGGCGTCGGGCTCTTCGCAAACAAGGCGGTCATCAAGCGACCGAACGGTGCGCTGGCGACAATCCCGCTCAGCGAACTCATTATCAAAGACTGATATTTTTGAAAAGGAGAAAGAACATGGATAACAAGACAGCTCATAAAATCATCGCGGTAGACTTCGATGGCTGCCTCGTGGTCAACAAGTGGCCGGAAGTGGGCGCTCCCATCGAAAAAAACATCAACAAGCTCAAGGCGGAGCAGGCCGATGGGGCCAAGGTCATTCTCTGGACCAACCGCGTGGGCAAGCCTTTGGACGATGCGGTGAACTTCTGCAAGGAGCAGGGCATCCATCTGGACGCAGTCAATGAGAACCTGCCCGAGATCGTCGAGGCTTTCGGCGGAGACTGCCGGAAGGTCTTTGCCAATGAGTATTGGGATGACCGGGCGGTGCTGATGTCGGAGCAGGACATCGGCGAGTTTTCGGACGGGTATCACACCTTCAATTCCCTCTACCGTCAGCGGCTCATCCTCTTCGCGGCCCTGGTGAACACCTTCCCCACGCTGGCCTGGAAATCCCGCAAGCACTTTGATGGTGAGGTTCCCTTTGGCGGAGGCTGGTTCATTGTGGGCATCGAAACACCCAAGGGTCAGTACACCTATCACTACGAGGAGAAGGACTGGGATCTGTTCCGCTGCAAAGAGGTGCCCGCTGCTCCCAAATGGGACGGGCATACGGATGCCGATGTGGAGCGGTTACTGTCTCTGGCCGGAGGCGAAGAGGGAGAAATGGGCTCCTGGGCGGCCATGGAGGTCGAGCTGGCCTGTCAGAAGGAGCTGGAGGACAGCGAAGATGAAGGCGAGTGGGACTACGGCGTGGCCTGCTACGAGAGCGCCCTCAGGGCTTATCAGAGCCTCTGTCGGGACGGTCACAGCGGATTCAGCATCCAGATTACCAAAAGTATCCTCAACCGTCTGGTAGACGGCAAGTGTCTGACGCCCATTGAGGATACACCGGATATTTGGAATGATATCACCGGCGACTGCAACTGGGAAGAGGGCTATCAGAAGTACCAGTGCAAGCGTATGTCGTCTCTGTTCAAGGAGATTTCTCCGGACGGCACTGTCACCTACTCGGATGTGAACCGGGTCTGCGGCATCAATATCGACTCCCCCAATGTCGCTTTTACGAACGGGTTTATTGCCCGGCTCGTGGACAAGATCTTCCCCATTACCATGCCCTATCTCCCGGCCGGAAAGAAATTCCGGGTTTTCCGCGAGGAGTTTCTGGTTGACCCCAAGAATGGCGACTATGACACCATGGCACTGCTGTGGATCGAGACTCCGGACGGCAAAAAGTTGGAACTCAACCGCTACTTCAAGGAAAGCGGCAACAGCTTCGTTCCTATTGAGAAGGACGAGTACGAGGAGCGCAAGGCAAAGCGGGTGGATAAGAAATGAAACACGGTTGGGATGATATTTTACATTTCCTGTTCAATGCCGTCTGGGTTCTGGCCATTCTCGGCCTTCTGTTTCTTGTAAAACTGTTTTTCGATTTTATGAGGTGGGTTCTGTGAAAAAGTCCGACACAATTTTGGTAGGTTTTGATCACGGCCACGGTGACATCGCAGTGCTGATCGTCGGCCGGAAAGAACTCGGGGGTACGGTTCAGATCATCAATCAGTTTCAGGGGAAAGAGGCCGAGGAGCTTTATCAGAGGCTTCTTCGGAAGCATAACAAAGATTGATATTTTTGAAAGGAGAAAGACAGTTATGACTAAAACAATGGAAATTTGCAAGGTGCGCAACGGCGAGCGCTTTATCGTTGATGGAGAGGAGTTCGTCAAGCTGGGAGAGGTTGCCGGCGGGGTTTTTGTGCTGTTGGTCGGCACTCTGCCCGACTACTGTGCATTTGAGAGCGAGGACGCCGATGATGACCGCGATCACAACAACTTCATCGGCAGCAATGTAAAACGGGTAGTGGATGAGTGGCTGCATAGGCACAAGATCCTCTCTGAAGCGGCTCTGGCGCTTCCCATTGACCTGACCAGCATGGACGGCATGACCGACTATGGAATGCCCAATGTCTACGGAAGAATACTGACGGTGGATGAGTACCGCAAGTATCGGCGCTTCATCCCGCTGACGGACAAGCCTTTCTGGACGGCTACGCCTTGGTGTACGCGCTCCTCGTACTCCGGCTACAACTACACCGCGTATAGCGTGTACGCTGATGGGAGCGTCAACAACCGCAACGCGTATTATGCGAGCGGCTGCGCTCGTCCCGCTTTGGCTCTGAAATCTTCCCTCTTGGTCTCTGTGGAAGAAGAGAATGGGGAGAAGGCTCTTTGCGACTATACTGACACGGAGCTGCTGGATGAGCTTCTGCGCCGGCGGACTGAGAAGAAGGAGGTGCGGTAAGATGATCAGCTTTGGAACGAAAGTTGCGGTTCTTCCCGGAACTTCCTATGGCGGCCGTTTTGCCGGCCATACCGGTACTGTCTGCAAATGGCACCGAGAGACAAATAAAATCGGCGTGTATTTGGACGGGGTCCGAAATCCCGAGAGCAAAGAGGGCGTTTTCTGGTTCCCCGAGGAGCAACTGAGCATCATTCGGCCCAAACACGATATGGATGGAGGCACATGGTGGATGAGGGCGAATCCGAATATCATCGTGGGCGAGACTTTGAATGTGAAAAAGGTCATCTTCAACGGCCCCAAAACCATCGTGATCTGGGCAGATGGCTCTAAGACCATCGCCTCCTGTGGAGAGGGCGATGAATTCGATCCTTATGCCGGTTTCTGTGCTGCTGTGACGAAGAAGGTGTTCGGCTCCACCAGCGCGGTAAAAAAGATCCTTGCGCCCTTCATGCCGGAGCCGCCTATGCCCGATTTCTCCACGCCATCTATGGCTGCTTTGACTGAGGTGTTCAACAACATCGGCAAAAAATTGATAGGAGGAAACGACAATGCGTAAACTGCTCAGAAGCATGGCGAAAGCCGAGATGACCCGTAAGGGATATTCTTGGGTGAATAAGCGTATGCACAACAACCAGTGGCGGCGGGTACTTGGCCTGCGGCCCATCAATCTGAAAACCGGGAAGCCCATTCCTGAAAACTTCCACGGGCCGAAGAAACAGCGCAAGGGTTCTGCACCCTGCATCCTGAAGTATGTCTGATGTACCTGAAAAAAGCCGGCGGCAAGGTTTATGGAGCAGTGCTCACAGCGGCGGAGAAAAAAGCGATGGACATGGAGATCCAGCGCGAACTGGCCGAGTATGACAGGAAGCACCTTGCCGAGATCGACGCGACTATTCTGTGGGTGCTGCATGAACAATTCGGATTTGGCGCCAAACGGTTACGCGCGTTTTATGACGCTTACCGGCTTCATATTAACAATCTGGTTGAACGGTATGAGCTGGAGAACGGGGACGACATCTGGCTCTGCACTCAGATGCTGAAAAAAGTCGGCGTGGATATTGAGGCCTGGCACAACGAAGAGGAGAGGTGACCGATGTGGCGAACACAGACCGAAAAAACGCGGAAGGCTATTCCGACCCCACAGCCTATCAGGCGCTGAAGAATATCGAGGCGGAGGAAGAGAGGTTCCATAAGCTGCTCTATGCCATCTTTGATATTTGCGAGCTGGCGAACTTTGAAATCGAGGGCCGCATCGTCCTTGTGGACAAACGCACTGGACGGGTTTGGCGGTGAGCAAAACGACGTGAGTTTGGCCCGGTTCTGTCTAATCTAAGTTAGAATTCGAGCCGCTCTCATGTCTAAAATTCAGCCCACTTTTCAGAGGCAAAAACGGGCTTCTGCCCACTTTTTGTTGAAACTGTGGGCAATTTGGGGCGTCTGGTAAGACTGTGTACGGACGAAAAGCCCGAAAAAAGTGGGTTTTTGCCCGGTTTTATTTCAAAAGTGGGCAGGCGGAAACCGTTGCGGCACAAGGCTTTGCGGGTTCTCTGCCCACTTTCCCACTTTTTTCTTTAAGTAAACGCGAAAAAATAGTATCAAATTATATATAACTGACGAAAAAAGTGGGTTTTTGGGCAGAGCATGAAAAATGTATTAAAACGATGTCCGAACAAATCTCTCTTCCAATTTTTCCTGGGGTGTGCTATACTGAATTCGCCACACAATCATATATTCTCTTCTGGTGATGGGAAAATAACTTGGCAACGAGTGTTTTCTCTCTTTACTTATACCCATCACCGGGGAAGAGATTGTGTGGCAACAATGGGAGATACACTTATTGCAAGGGTGCGTCTCTTCATTGGGGCGCACTCTTTTTATATTTCGGGATGATTGGAGGGATTGTTGTGGATGAACAACTGGCCTATGGAACAGACGTGGAACTGAAACCATGTAGCAAAGGCATAGACCTTGCTGATGAAAAGTTCATCAAACTGGAAATGACCCAGGGACAGAAAATGCAGGTCAATGCTTTGCTCGGCGAAGTCCCAGCGCTGATCGCTGTAAGCGAAATGGCGCAAGCGTATCGCATATCCTTCCCGGACGGGCTCCAGCATGAACTGGTAAAACTGAAGCAGGGCGGATACGGAAGCGTGTTTCAGGAGAACGGTCGGTTTGGCGGAACAGCATCGCTCCATCCCATGCAGATGCAGGCAGTCCTTCTGGGCGCATTCACGGCAATGTCTATTGCCTCCGGCCAATACTTTTTATCCGAGATCAATAGCAAACTAACCATGATGAAGCTGAGCTTGGATAAGATTCTGGAATTTCTTTACGGCGATAAGCGGGCCGAGTTGATGGCCGAAATCTGTTTTGTCCGCTATGCCTACCAGAACTACGGTTCCATCATGGAACATGATCAGCAGCGGCTGGCCGCCATTGCCAGTTTGCAGAGCGCCAGAAAAGTAGCCATGAAAGACATCGAGTTTTATCTGGCTGATTTAAGCGCCACGGCCACCGCAAAAGAAAATGCCGACATCGCTGTGACCACAAGCAAGGCCGTTCAAGTGAAAGAGTGTCTGGAGTTGTCCATGCAGCTCTATACCATGAGCAGTCTTTTGGAAACATACTATTCTCAAAATTATGACCCCGATTTCATTCGTTATATCGAAACTGATGTTTCCACCTACATCAATAAGTGCGATAAGCGTATGCTCAGTAGTTTCAGCGCGTTGCAGCAGGCTATCGCTGTAACCAAGGGAAACCCGTTCAAAAAGATTGATAAGACCGTTTATGAAAAGCAGGTCGAAGAAATTGTAGAGGCCCTCAGCGCCACCGAACCGTCGTCCATGCAGACCTATCTCCGTGACGCTCTCCGAGCGCCTGAGCAGAGGAAAGATTATTACATTGGACATGACGGACAGGTGTATCTCCCGGCCTCATAGCACGAAAGGATAAAATAGCCATGAGCAGAAACGGAACCAATAAGCGTGGAGCGGGCGGCATCCTTCTTGATGTGATCCTTACTCTCTGCACCAGTGGACTTTGGCTTTTGTGGATACTAATCCGCTATCTGCGGAATAACAGTTGACCAATACCAATTTGATATTTCTGGTTTAGCCGGGATGCCTACGGGTGTCTCGGCTTTTTTTATGCTCTTTTTGTTTCCGCGAAAAAAACAGACTCTTTTATGGAGAGGAATAGAATGTGCTTTGCATTTTGCAACATTCTACGCCTCTCCTCTTTATTTTTGCCGAAAGGAGGCCTCAACGATGGCCAGAAGCTCCAAGCTGGAGAGCGGGTTTCAGGATCGTCTGATTGCAACGCTCAAGACGATGTTCCCCGGGTGCATGGTATTTAAGATGGACCAGCGCCAGGGCATTCCCGACCTGCTGATTCTTCATGGCAGGAAGTGGGCCTCTTTAGAATGCAAGCAGTTTGCGCGGGCCAAGAGGCAGCCGAACCAGGATTACTATGTTGGAAAAATGAACGATATGTCTTTTTCCCGATTTATATCTCCCGAGAACAAGGAGGAAGTGTTGCATGATCTTCAACAAGCACTCGAACCTTGAAGGACAGCACGCGTTTCTTGGCGCAAGCAAATACCACTGGATCAATTACAGTGAGGACAAGGTCGCCGACTCCTATCTTCGCTTTCTGGCGACTGTGAGAGGCACCGAACTCCATGACTTCGCGGCCCGCTGCATTCGGCTGGGCCAGAAATTGCCGAAATCCCAGAAAACGCTGAATATGTATGTCAATGACGCCATTGGCTACAAAATGCTCCCAGAGCAGATCCTCTATTATTCGGAGAACTGCTTTGGAACGGCGGATGCCATTGGTTTCCGCAACAATTTTCTGCGGGTTCACGATTTGAAGACTGGTGAAATTCAGGCTCACATGGAGCAGCTTTATATTTATGTTGCTCTTTTCTGCTTGGAGTATCATATCAAGCCAGCTGACATTGAAATTGAATGCCGCATTTATCAACACGACCAAATTTTGTATGACCAACCTTCAGTAGAAATCATTGTCCCCATCATGGACAAGATTATCACCGCTGATAAGGTCATCAAAAAAATTAAGGAACAGGAGGGATGATCCGTGAACCCCATTGAGGAAGATATTCTGATGCACTACGGCGTCAAGCGGCGCTCTGGCCGCTATCCGTGGGGTTCTGGTGAAAACCCCTATCAGCGCAGCGGCGATTTTCTGGCCCGGGTTGAAGAACTTCAAAGCCTTGGAAAATCCGAGAAAGAAATTGCCAGCGAAGTTGGTCTGACAACGACTGAACTTCGGATGCAAGTTCGTGTCGCCAAGCATGAACGGAGAGCTTTGCTGGCTGACCGGGCTCGCTCTATGCGGGATGATGGAAAAACCTTGGATGAAATCGCATCTGCTTTGGGCTTTGAGAACGATTCTTCTGTTCGTGCTCTTCTGAATGAGAATACGGCGAAGAACAAGAACAAGGCCCAGGAAACTGCGGAAATTCTGAAAAAAGAACTTGCAGAAAAAGGCGCTCTTGATGTTGGTGTCGGTGTGGAACAGCAGCTTGGCGTGTCTTCTGGGGTTCTTCAGGAGGCCCTGTTCATTTTGGAAACCGAGGGCTATAACCGTTACGGCGTCGGCGTTCCTCAAGTGAATGACCCCTCTAAGCGGACGATTACCCCGGTTATTTCAAATCCGGACATCACTCAGAGAGACGCGTACCAGAACCTGAGTTTGGTCAAGTCTGTCGGAGAATACCATTCCTCTGACGGCGGTGAGTCCTGGGACAAGCGGGAATACCCTACAAGCATCAGTTCAGACCGGGTTAAAATCCTCTATGGTGATGAGGGCGGAAAAAACAAAGACGGCGTGATTGAGCTCCGCCGCGGCGTGGCCGATCTTGACCTTGGGGACTCTCATTATGCCCAGGTTCGCATTCTGGTAGATGGAACCCATTATCTCAAGGGAATGGCCATGTATTCTGATGATATGCCGGATGGCGTAGACATTGTGTTCAACACAAACAAGCAGTCCGGCACGCCCAAGATGGATGTCATGAAGAAGATCAGTGATGATCCGGATAACCCTTTCGGAGCGTTCATCAAGGCTAATGGACAGAGCTATTATCCAGACCCCAATGGTAAGTACATCGACCCTGTCACCGGAGAGAAGAAATCTCTTTCCGCCATCAACAAGCTGAAAGAAGAGGGCGACTGGGATAAGATGAGCAGGAACCTGTCTTCTCAGTTCCTTTCCAAACAGCCAATGAAACTTATCAAAAAGCAGCTCGATCTTACTTATGCTGATGCCGCTGATGAGTTTGATGAGATCTGTTCTCTGACAAACCCCACGGTTAAGCGAAAGATGCTTCTTGACTTTGCTGATGAGTGTGATTCTTCCGCAGTTCATCTGAAGGCGGCGGCGCTTCCACGGCAGAGTACCCAAGTTATCCTTCCTATCACAGCGTTGAAAGAAACAGAGGTATTTGCCCCCAATTACCGGGATGGGGAAAAGGTGGCTCTTGTTCGATACCCCCATGCTGGTACATTTGAGATTCCTGTTCTTACCGTCAACAATAAAAACCAGTCGGCAATCTCCATTTTAGGCCGAAATATTCGGGATGCCATCGGTATCAATCCAAAGGTCGCGGAGCGCCTGTCTGGCGCAGACTTTGATGGAGACCAGGTTGTCGTCATACCAACAGGTGGCAAGGTAAACATCAAGTCAACCAGGGCCCTGGATGGCCTGAAGGACTTCGACCCCAAAACTCAGTATTCCACTGAGGGGCGTACTGGAGTCCGGCTTCTGTCAAAAGAGGCCACCCAGCTTGAGATGGGCAAAATCTCCAACCTTATCACCGATATGACCCTGAGAGGGGCCAAGGAGAGCGAACTGGTTCGTGCAGTCAAGCACAGCATGGTGGTTATCGATGCCGCTAAGCACAAACTGGACTATAAGCAGTCTGAAAAGGACAACGGTATTGCGGAGCTGCGAAAGGCGTACCAGGGCTATGTGGATGAGGATGGCCGGGAGGTAGGTGGAGCATCCACCCTTCTGTCCAGGCGCAAACAGGATGTCCGTGTGCCGGAACGCCAAGGGAGTGGTCGCATTGACAAGGACACCGGCAAGGTGATTTATAAGGAGTCTGGCCGTACTTACATCGACCCAAAGACGGGCAAAGAGGTAAGGGCCACCACCAAGGCTAAGCTTCTGGAAGTAACCGATGATGCCCATAAGCTGTCCTCCGGCACCCTCCAGGAAGAGGCCTACGCCGACTATGCCAATAAAATGAAGGCCCTGGCAAACGAGGCCCGGAAAGAGTACACAAGAACAGGCACGCTCAAGTATTCCAGTAGTGCTAAGGCCGCTTATCAGCCTGAAGTAGACCGCTTGATGTCTGCACTTAGAGTGGCGACCATGAACGCGCCTCGTGAAAGAGAGGCTCAGCGTATCGCAAACTCTAAGGTAAAGGCCAAAGTTCAGGATAACAACATCACTGACAAGGATGAGATTTCCAAAATTCGGAGAGCTGCAATCAGCGATGCCAGAACAATGACTGGAGCAAGCGGAAAACGGGCTCGTATCACTATTACAGATGGTGAATGGGAAGCTATTCAAGCTGGAGCAGTTTCGGATACGTTTTTAACCCAGATTCTCCGTTACGCAGATCCTGACACCGTCAGAGAAAGAGCAACGCCAAGAACCAGTACGCAACTGTCGACTGCTCGTATCAACAGGATTAAAGCAATGGCCAATTCCGGCAACACAAATGCTGAGATTGCTCAGGCTTTGGGCATTTCTACTTCTGTTGTGTCGAAGTATTTGAATGAATGAAAGGAGTGAGAGCAGATGGCAAAGTGTATGTTGACAACTCATGACAACCCATACGACCCTTTTACCCAGTACGAGGCTTGGTATCACTTTGATGAAGGAAAAGGTTATCATTCTTGCGCCTACTTAGCTCGAATTGCTCGCACTTCTGATCGGCTTTCGGAAGAAGAAAATGACCAAGAAATTGAGCGAGCTATTAACGACATCATTAAATACGATGTTCTCGGCATCTATAAGAAGGTCAAGCAGTCAGAAACAGAAAAAGTTAGCTAAATTGTTTCTGATTGATGGTGATCCACTATGGACTGCCCGCGATTTTTGGCGTCCCCGTCAAACATAGGGGGGGGGTCTGAAAAATGATACCCCCTCCTGCATCGCGGCGGTCCTCAAAAAAGCCCCGGCGGATATTTTTGAAAAATGTTTTTGGGCTCGGAGCAGCATTTGCAGGAGCTCACAAGGTCGGTTTCGGCTTTGTGGGCTCTTTTCCTCCATCTTTTCTAAGATGTCTTTCTCCTTTCGGCCTTACTATGAGCGGGCCGGCTTTGTGAGTTCTTTCAAATGCTGCTCAAACCCTATTAAATCTATGGAAATACTCGGAGAAAGGAGGCGATTTCTTTGCCTAAAGCAAGGATGACCAATTTTTCTGGAAGAAAAATCCGGCCGGCTCTCTCGCCGGAAGCGCGGGAGAACCAGATGATCTCGCTGGCTGTGGATCTGGCGGAAAAACAGTTAATCGAAGGAACCGCCTCTTCTCAGGTCATTACGCATTTCCTGAAGCTTGGCTCCACCAAAGCGCAGATTGAGAAAGAACTTCTGTCCAAGCAGGTGGATCTGGCTGAAGCAAAAGCCGAGTCGATCAAGTCTCAAAAGGATATGGAGAAGGTCTATCTTGACGCCATGGCCGCCATGCGGGAGTACAGAGGAGAAAGTGAAGCGGATGATGACGAGGATTAGAACCTATTCCGAACTTATCCAGCTTGAAACTTTTGAGGAACGATATCGGTATCTCCGGCTTTCAGGAGCGGTAGGCGAGGAAACTTTTGGATTTGACCGCTATCTGAACCAGCTATTCTACCGCTCTCCGGAATGGAAAGAGGCCCGCAACCAAGTTATCATTCGGGATAACGGATGCGACCTCGGCATTGAGGGGCGGGAGATTCATGGCCGGGTGCTGATCCACCACATGAACCCCATTACAGTAAAGGATATCCGGGAGCGGAGCGAACTCCTTCTCAATCCGGAGTTCCTGGTCACAACAATTCACAGCACCCACCAAGCGATCCACTATGGAGATGAAACGCTGCTGATGCTCGCGCCCGCTGAACGGAGCAGAAACGACACCTGCCCATGGCGGCGATAAGGAGGGCGCCTATGTATGAGTTTCGGTGGGTGCGCGGACATGTGGAAGTCTTTTCCCATGGCCGGTTTCAGTTTTCCGCAGACACCATGGAGGAGGCTATGCGGGAACTGAATGCTATTACAGAAGGAGGAGCAACGCTATGCAAACCGATTCCAAAAATCGCGGAAACCGGGCGGCAGTGAAGCCGGTAGATGATGCCGTGGTTTCGGAAGTGAAAACGCCGGTTCACGATACCCAGCCTGTTTTCGCAATCGTGACCAGCTGCGTCAGGCTGAATTTGCGAGAGACGGCAAACCTGGATGCCTCTGTGCTGAAGGAGCTTCCGGTCTCCACGAAGGTACAGGTGGATGTGAACGGGTCCACGGAGGACTTCTGGCATGTCCGGACTTCCGATGGGACAGACGGCTACTGCATGAAGAAGTATCTCGAATTTCTGCCGTAAGGAGGATGCCGCATGGATATGACAGAAAGTATCCTGACCTCCATCAAGAAGCTGCTGGGCATCGAGGAGAGCTATACCCATTTCGACCCCGACCTGATCATGCACATCAACTCCGTGTTTTCCATCTTACGGCAGATGGGAGTCGGCCCCGCCGAAGGTTTTGCCATCACGGATGAAGACCAAGAGTGGAAGGACTTTCTCGGCGGAAATCCGGCGGCCTTTTCTTTTGTGCGCACTTATGTGCATCTGAAGGTCAAACTCATTTTCGACCCACCACTCAGTTCCGCCGCCATTGAGTCTATCAATCAGCAGATCAAAGAGCTTGAGTGGCGGCTCTATGTGGAGGCCGACCAGCAGAACAATCACGCAGGAGAGGAGGACCTTCAAAATGGAACGCAATGAAATCTACCACTATGGGATCAAGGGGATGCGATGGGGCGTCCGACGATTCCAGAACAAAGACGGCTCTTATACGGCTAAGGGCAAGAAGCGCTATGCTGGGAAAGGCGAGCAGGAGCATGACGATTACAAGAAGGCTCATAGCAGCAAAAGCGTGAAGACCATGAGCGACGCTGAGCTGCGCAGCCGGCTGAACCGTCTGCAAATGGAACAGCAGTACAGCAAGCTGTCCGGGACCGATGTGAGCAGAGGCAAGGCCTTCGTATCTAAGAGCATGAAGGTAGCCACTGCCGCGGCAACGGCCACCACGACCGCGATCACTCTCTACAACAACGCGGACAAGATCAAGAAGATCATAGAGGGTCTCGCCCGCAAGAAGTAAGGAGAGAAGCGCTATGGCATTATCAAACACTGCCGTTCCCAAATACTACGGCATGTTTCGTGATGCCGTAATTCGGGGCGAGATCCCGGTGTGCAAGGAAGTCTCCATGGAGATGAACCGGATCGATGACCTGATCGCCAACCCGGGCGTCTATTACGATGACCAGGCTGTGGAGGGCTGGATCAAATACTGCGAAGCGGAGCTGACCTTGACGGACGGCTCCGATCTGCATTTATTGGACAGCTTCAAGCTCTGGGGCGAGCAGGTGTTCGGCTGGTATTACTTTGTGGAGCGTACCGTCTACCGGCCCAACAAGGACGGTCACGGCGGCCGCTATGTCAAGAAGATGATCAAGAAGCGCCTGATCAACAAGCAGTATCTGATCGTCGGACGCGGCGCAGCCAAGTCGGTGTACGACGCCTGCATCCAGTCCTTCTTTGAGAATGTGGACGCCACCACCACCCATCAGATCACCACCGCTCCGACCATGAAGCTGGCCGAGGAGGTGGTATCGCCTATCCGGACCGCCATCACCAGAGCGCGGGGGCCGCTGTTCAAGTTTCTGACGGAAGGCTCCCTCCAAAATACTACCGGTTCAAGGGCGGGACGGGTCAAGCTGGCCTCCACCAAGAAAGGCATCGAGAACTTTCTCACCGGCTCTCTTATCGAGATCCGGCCTATGTCCATCAACAAGCTCCAGGGTCTGCGGTGTAAGATCGCCACCGTAGATGAATGGCTCTCCGGCGACATTCGGGAGGATGTCATCGGCGCTATTGAGCAGGGCGCGTCCAAGGTGGACGACTATCTCATTATCGCCACCAGTTCCGAGGGCACCGTCCGAAACGGGGCGGGCGACACCATCAAAATGGAGCTTATGAACATCCTCAAGGGGGATTACTTCAACCCCCATGTGTCTATCTGGTGGTACAAACTGGACTCGGTTGACGAGGTGGGTTATCCGGAGATGTGGATGAAGGCCAACCCGAACCTGGGAAAGACCGTCACTTATGAGACCTACCAGCTGGATGTGGAGCGGGCGGAGAATGCCCCTGCGGCGCGAAACGACATCCTGGCCAAGCGGTTCGGCCTTCCCATGGAGGGCTACACCTATTACTTCACCTATGAGGAAACCCTTCCCCATCGGAAACGGGAGTTCTGGAACATGCCTTGCGCCATAGGCATCGACCTGTCTCAAGGGGACGACTTCTGCTCTTTCACCTTCCTGTTCCCGCTGCGGGATGGAAGCTTTGGCGTGAAGACCCGGAACTACATCAGCTCCCGCACATTGAATAAGCTCCCCGCCGCCATGCGGGTCAAGTATGACCAGTTCATGGAGGAAGGGAGCCTGATCGTTCTGGAGGGGACGGTACTGGACCTGATGCTGGTCTACGAGGATCTGGACAACCATATCACCGATAAGGGCTATGATGTGCGGTGCGTAGGCTATGACCCGTATAACGCACAGCAGTTCATTGAGCGGTGGGCCAACGAAAATGGCCCCTTCGGCATTGAGAAGGTCATTCAGGGCTCCAAGACGGAGTCGGTCCCTCTGGGCGAACTGAAGAAGATGTCTGAAGACCGGATGCTTTTGTTCGACGAGCATCTGATGACCTATGCCATGGGTAACTGCATCACGCTGGAGGACACCAATGGCAACCGAAAACTGCTGAAGAAGCGGTATGAGCAGAAGATTGACGCTGTTGCGGCCATGATGGACGCATACATCGCCTACAAGGCAAATCGTGAAGCATTTGAATAAACACAGCAGCCACAGATTTCATCCGAAGTCTGTGGACTTTTCATACCCAAAAACAGGAAGGAGGCGAGCGTCTGAATGGAGATTGCATTCGGTTCCCGGTTGAAGCACGCATGGAACGCGTTCTTTAACCGAGACCCATACGGAGGATACAGGCTGATGGGACCGAGCCATTCCTATCGCCCAGACAGGCCCCGTTTCAGCCGGGGGAATGAGCGTTCCATCGTCACCTCGGTCTATAACCGCATCGCCATGGACGCGGCGGCCTGCGTTCTGCGGCATGTTCGCCTGGATGAAGACGGCCGCTTTCTCTCCGAGATGGACACGGGGCTGAATAATTGCCTGACCCTGGAGGCCAATCTGGACCAAACGGGCCGGGCATTCAGCCAGGATGTGTATATGTCTACGATGGACGAGGGATGCGTGGCCGTGGTCCCAGTGGACACGACCTTGAACCCAGACGAAACCAACTCCTACGACATCCTGTCCATGCGGACGGGGCGCATTTTGGAGTGGTATCCCCAGCATGTCAAGGTGCGGGTCTACAACGACCGCACAGGCGAAAAAGAGGACATCGTGGTGCCCAAGAACAAGACGGCCATCATCGAAAACCCTTTCTATGCCGTGATGAACGAGCCGAACTCTACCAGCCAGCGGCTGATTCGGAAGCTGAATATTCTGGACGCCATTGACGAACAGAGTGCGTCTGGCAAGTTGGACATCATCATTCAGCTTCCCTACATCATCAAGACCGAGGCAAGGCGTCAACAGGCGGAAAAACGCCGTAAGGATATCGAAGCGCAGCTGGCGGGTTCCAAGTACGGGGTCGCCTACACCGATGGGACGGAGCATATCACGCAGCTAAACCGCCCCGTGGAGAACAACCTGATGTCCCAGATTGAATACCTGACGAGTATGCTTTACAGCCAGTTAGGTATCACACAGGAGATCATGAACGGCTCTGCGGACGACAAGACGATGCTGAATTACTATGACCGGACCATCGAGCCCATGGTATCCGCCTTTGTTGACGAAGCGAAGCGGAAGTTTTTAACCAAGACCGCCCGGTCGCAGCGGCAGTCCATCGTGTTCTTCCGGGACCCCTTCAAGCTTGTGCCGGTATCCGAGATTGCGGAGATCGCGGACAAGTTCACCCGCAACGAGATCATGACCTCCAATGAGATCCGGCAGGTGGTTGGGATGAAGCCCTCGAAGGACCCCAAGGCAGACGAACTCCACAACAGCAACATCAGAGAAACCGACACCGAAGGAGGAGACAAATCAAAATGAAGAAACCGAAGTGTGATTGCAGCGGCTGGGCAACCAGAAACAATCTGGTCTGCGGCGACGGCCGGGTCATCCGAAAGGACGCCTTTGCCGACTGCGACGGCACCACCGTCCCTCTGGTCTGGAACCACCAGCACAACGACCCCCTCAATGTTCTGGGGCACGCTCTGCTGGAAAACCGGCAGGACGGCGTGTACGCCTACTGCACCTTTAATGAAACCGAGAGCGGCAAGGCCGCCAAACTGCTGGTTCAGCACGGCGATGTGGAGGCCCTCTCCATCTATGCCAATCAGCTCAAGCAGCAGAACCGGGATGTGATCCACGGTATGATCCGCGAGGTTAGTCTGGTGGTGGCCGGCGCCAATCCCGGCGCATTCATCGACTTCGTAGACCTTGCCCACGGCGAGGGCGCGGAGCAGGAGGTCATTATCGGTACCGGCGAAGGCATCAACCTTGCCCATGCGGAGGACGACAAGGACGATGACGGCGAAGACCCGAAGGATACTCCCGACGACAAGAAGGAAAAGCCCGAGGATGACGATGAAACGGTGGAAGAGGTGTTCAACTCTCTCACCGACAAGCAGAAGAATGTCGTCTATGCCCTGATTGGACAGGCCTTGGAAGAGGGCGGGTCCGAAAATAACGACGACCCCGAGGACAAGACCGGCGGCAAGCAGACCGCGAAACACTCTGAAGGAGGAGATAACACCATGAAGCACAATGTTTTTGACAAGCCTGATGACAACCGGGAGACCGTTCTGAGCCACTTCGCTCAGGAGGAGATCATCAGCAACGCCAAGACCAAGAGCATCGGCACCCTTCAGGGCGCGATGAAGCTCTACGCCGAGCAGCACAGCGACACACTGAAGCATGGTATCGATGATATCGAGGCTCTGTTCCCCGATTACCGCGACCTGCGTCCGGGCGCTCCCGAGGTGGTCAGCCGGGATCAGGGCTGGGTCACCGTGGTCATGAACAAGGTCCACAAGAGCCCCATCAGCCGCATCCGCACCAAGCAGATGGACGCCCGCCGGGACGGCATCCGAGCCAAGGGCTATAAGAAGGGCAGTCTGAAGACCCCCTCCGGCAACATGAAGCTGATTACCCGCACCACCGATCCCCAGACGGTTTACATCACCGACGCCATGCACCGGGATGACAAGATCGACATCACCGATTTCGATGTGGTGGAGTACCAGTACGGCGTGATGCGCCAGACGCTGAACGAGGAACTGGCGGTGGCCATCATGATCGGCGATGGGCGCGAAGAGGGCGATGAGCACAAGATCTATCAGGAGCATATCCGTTCCATCTGGAATGATGACGACCTGTACGCCATCCACTACGATGTGAATGTGGAGGCTGCCAAGGAGGAGCTTCAGGGCAGCAACACCTCGGTCAATTTTGGCGAGAACTATATCTACGCCGAGGCCGTTATCACCGCCTCCCTGTACTCCAGAGAGCAGTATAAGGGCACCGGCACTCCGGACTTCTACTGCGACCCCCATCTGCTCAATGTGATGCTGCTGGCCCGCGACCTGAACGGCCGCCGCATCTACGACTCCAAGAGCGATCTGGCCAAGGCGCTGAATGTCAACGAGATCTACACCGCCGAGCAGTTCGCCGGTCTGGCCCGCACGAACAGCGAGAGCAAGCAGAAGAAGCTGCTGGGCATCTTCGTGAACCTGGCCGACTACACCATCGGCGCTACCAAGGGCGGCGAGATCACCCGCTTCAACCAGTTCGACATTGACTTCAATCAGGAGAAGTACATGATCGAGACCCGCCTGTCCGGCGCACTGACCCGTATCCAGTCCGCTATCGTGCTGGAGGAGCCTGTGGGAGCTTAAAACTCCCATGGGCATTTACTTTTGAATGGAGGTACGCGTCATGAACAAAATTTATGAGCATAGCAAGGATGTCCATGTGAAGAACTATGTGGTCTACGGCAAGACCGGGGACAAGAAACTCTATTACGAGCCCGAGTACAAGACCCAGGTGAGCAAGGCCGACATGGAGGACGCCTTCCTCAAGGGCCTGCTGCTGATCGACGACGGCACCAACAAGCTGATCCCCGTGGCCATGACCGCCGCCACCGTTACCACGGTGAAGGCCGGTTCCACCGCCGTGGAGTCCACTGTCTGGAACGCCGACACAACCTGAGGAATTCAAAATGGCAAAGTTTTATGGAGCGGTGGGCTATGCTGAGCTGGTGGAAACGGCGCCTGGTGTGCGGGAGGAGAAAATCGTCGAGCGAAAATACTACGGCGAATTAGTTCGTAATACCCGCCGGCTGCAATCTTCCGAGCATCTCAATGACGATATCAACATCGCAAATGAGGTCAGCATAGTCGCCGATCCATTTGCCAACCAGAACTTTCACAAAATGCGGTATGTAGAATATATGGGCGCCAGGTGGAAGATCAGCAATGTGGAGGTGCAGTTCCCGCGCCTTATCCTGACGATCGGAGGGCTTTACAATGGGCCGAAGGCTACTGCTTCACGCGGTTCTGTGTAAACTTCTGAACTGTCCGGAGATGGGAGATGAATGCCGGGTTTATTTTCAGCCTCCTCCCAATGTGGAGATGGAATATGACTGTATCGTCTATGAGCGCAGCCGCATGGACACCGACTTTGCGGACAATCTCCCCTACACCATTCACAACCGCTATCAGCTCACAGCCATTTACCGCAACCCCGACAGCGGACTGCCCGGGGAGATCGCCAAACTCCCCCGGTGTTCCCACGAACGGCATTTTATATCTGACAACCTGAACCACGATGTATTCAACCTATACTTTTGAAGGAGGAACAACCTATGAGCAATCCCGGCAGAATTGTATGGGACAAGGTCGGCGAGCGTTTCTTTGAAACCGGTCTGGACCGCGGCGTCGTCTTCCCCATGGGGAGCAACAGCCAGTATGGCGCCGGCGTGGCCTGGAACGGCCTGACCGCCGTCAACGAGAGCCCCTCCGGTGCTGAGGCCAACCCTCAGTACGCCGACAATATCAAGTACCTGAACCTTATGAGCGCGGAGGACTTCGGCGCCACTGTGGAGGCTTATACCTATCCCCCCGAGTTCGAGGCCTGCGACGGAACCGCGGAAATCGCCCCCGGTGTGACCATCGGCCAGCAGGCGCGCAAGGTCTTCGGCCTGAGCTACCGCACTCTGATCGGCAACGATGTGGACGGCCAGGAGCATGGCTATAAGATCCACCTGATCTACGGCGCGCTGGCCTCTCCCTCTGAGAAGAACCGCCAGACGGTCAACGACTCCCCCGAGGCGGTCGCCTTCAGCTGGGAGGTCAGCACCACGCCCGTGGATGTGCCCGGCTACAAGCCCACCGCCCACCTGACCATCGACTCCACCAAGACTGATGCCACGAAGCTGAAGGCGCTGGAGGACATCCTCTACGGCAAGGACGCCACCAGTGAGCCTTCCGCGGAGGCGGTCGCGCCCCGCCTGCCCATGCCCGCGGAGATCATCACTCTGCTGGCTGAGTCGGCCGGCTGATATTTTCGCAAGCCATTCACTCACCTGCAAAAGCGGGGCTCTCTTCACCGAGGGCTCCGCTTTCTTTTTTATTTATTGAAAGGAGAAGCACATCATGCTGAAAAAGACCATTACCTACACCGATTACAATGGCAACTCCCGCACGGAGGATTTCTACTTCAATCTGAACGAGGCCGAACTGGCCGAGATGGTGGTATCCGTTGACGGTGGCCTGACCGCCATGATTCAGCGCATCGTGGCGGCACAGGACGGCAAGCAGATCATCGCCACCTTCAAGGACATCGTACTCCGGGCCTATGGCGAGAAGTCCCCGGATGGCCGCCGGTTTATCAAGAGCCCGGAGCTTCGGGACGCCTTCTCTCAGACGGAGGCCTATGTGAAGCTGTTTATGGAACTGTCTACGGACCACGACGCCGCGGCCGTATTTATCAACGGCATTATTCCGCCTCCCAAGAAAGAGGACGGCGAGACGCCGGCACTGGCCCCTTCCAACTGAGAAAACACTGAGGTGACCAGAGATGCTGAAGGTTGTAGTACCGGCGTCCGAGCAATTCGATGACGCTACCGGGTGCTTTATCAACACGAAGGAACAGGTTCTCCAGCTGGAGCACTCTCTGGTCTCCCTTTACAAATGGGAGTCAAAGCACTGCAAACCTTTTCTTTCCAGAGAGCCCAAGACTACGGAGGAGTCCATTGACTACATCCGGTGCATGACTATTACCCAGAATGTGGACCCGAATGTCTATCATGCGGTGACAAAAGACATTATCGACCAAGTAAACGCCTATATCGACGCCCCGATGACTGCAACGACCTTCCCGAAGGAGACGGGGCGAAGCGCTAACCGGGATATTATCACGGCGGAGATCATTTACCACTGGATGATCGTCCACCACATCCCATTCGAGTGTCAGAAATGGCACCTGAACCGGCTGCTGACATTGATCCGCGTCTGCGATGCAAAGAGCCAGCCGCCAAAGAAGATTCCGAAGAGCGAGCAGATTGCGCGAAACCGCGCGCTGAATGCCTCCAGACGGAAACGGTGGAATACGAGAGGATGAGAGAACCGGCATGATCAGATTCAGACAACAGGGCGACTTTACCAAGCTGACCCGCTTTCTGGAACGGGCGAAAGAGGCAATCCACCTCGGAGACCTTGACCGGTACGGCAAGGCCGGTGTGGCCGCCCTGTCGTCTGCAACGCCGGTAGAGTCCGGCGAAACGGCCCGTTCTTGGTATTACGAAATCAAACACCAGAAGGGGTCCGTCACGATCTCGTTCTGCAATTCAAACATTCAAAATGGAGTCCCCATCGCCATCATTCTCCAATATGGGCATGGCACTGGGACTGGAGGCTGGGTCCAAGGGAGAGATTACATCAACCCCGCGATCCGGCCTATTTTTGAGCAGATTGCAAAAGACGCATGGAGGGAGGTTACGCGGCCATGAGCACTACGATTGACGAAAAGGTTGTTAAAATGCGATTTGACAACCAGCAGTTCGAGTCGAATGTGCAGACCAGCCTAAATACGCTGGACCGACTCAAGAAGAGTCTTGACATGGAGGGTGCGGCAAAGGGGCTGGAACAGGTCAACGACGCGGCAAAGCGGTGTGATATGTCCAAGCTCAGCGGTGCGCTGGAGACCGTTCAGGCCAGATTTTCCTCCTTGGAGGTCATGGCGGTGACCGCCTTGGCCAATATTACGAATTCGGCAGTCAACGCAGGAAAGCGGATGCTTGCGGCATTTACCATCGACCCAATCAAGAGCGGCTTTGATGAGTATGAGCTGAAGATGGGCTCTATTCAGACCATCATGGCCAGCACAGGCGAAAGTCTGGATGTCGTCAACCAGAAGCTGGACGAGCTGAATACTTATTCGGACCGAACCATCTATTCTTTTGCCGACATGACCGAGAATATCGGCAAATTTACCAATGCCGGCGTCAATCTGGATGACGCGGTGGCGGCCATTCAGGGTGTGGCCAATGTGGCGGCTGTATCGGGCGCAAATGCCAACGAGGCGTCCCGAGCCATGTATAATTTTGGTCAGGCACTGTCCTCCGGCAGCGTCCGGCTGATTGACTGGAAATCCATCGAGCTGGCCAATATGGCCACCGTGGAATTCAAGGAACAGCTGATTGAAACGGCTGTGGAGCTGGGGACGCTGGTAAAGGTGGGCGATCAGTACCAGTCCACCACCACGGATCTGAACGGGAAGGTCTCTGACCTGTTCACGACCACTACCATGTTCAATGACTCCCTCAGCAGTCAGTGGATGACCACGGATGTTCTGACTAAAACCTTGGGCAAGTATGCTGATGAAACAACGGACATCGGTAAGAAGGCCTTCGCCGCGGCACAGGATGTCAAGACTTTCAGCCAGTTAATCGACACGCTGAAGGAGAGCGCACAGTCCGGCTGGGCGGAAACCTGGCAGCTTATTGTGGGCGATTATGAGGAAGCCAAAAAGACCCTCACGGAATTCAATAACTTCTTCAGCAATATTATCAGCGCGTCTTCCGAAGCGCGCAACTCCCTGCTGAGTGGGGCGCTGATGTCCAGCTGGGGGCAGCTAAAGGACACAGTTAAAGAGGCCGGCTTTTCAGTGGACGATTTTCGGACCGCCCTTCAGGAGACCGCCTCGGAAACCGTTACCGACTTTGACAAGATGGTGGAGGAAGCGGGTTCTTTCGACGACACCCTGTCCAAAGGCTGGCTGACCACGGATATTCTGGTTCAGACGCTGGACAAGCTGGCCAATCAGGCCACCGGCACCACAGAAGGGCTGGCGGCACTGAGCGACGAGCAGCTGAAGAACGCAGGCTATACCGAGGAACAGGTGCAGGCAATCCGCGAACTGGAAAAGCAGGCCAAGAGTGCCACCGGCCCGGTTTCTGAACTGGTGGAAAACATGACCCGTAAGAGCGGCAGAGAACTGCTGTTCGAGTCTTTGCTCAACATCTGCAAGGCGCTTGAGAGCTATTTCGGCGCAGTGAAAGAGGCATGGGCGGATATTTTCCCGCCTGCCACCTCGGAGCAGCTTTATGGCATTATTGAAGGCCTGCATCAGTTTACCCAAGGGCTTATCCTGTCTGAAGGCACGATGGACAAAATCAAGCGGACCTTCAAAGGCGTATTTGCTGTGCTGGACATCGGCGTTCAGGCTTTTACAGCTCTGTTCAACGGTGTTAAACCGCTGTTGTCTGGCCTCGGGACGCTTGCCTCCGGATTTCTTTCCGTTACGGCGGCAGCGGGCGACTGGCTGGTAAACCTCGACGGGGCCATCCGGAAGAACGACATTTTCAACAAAGGCGTTCAGAAGCTGACGGACTTCATTCGAAACGCCGTGACCGCCATTACAGAATTTGCCGACGCGGTGCGGGAAAAGCTGCATCTCCCTACACTGGCGGAAGCAAAGGAGTCGGTGCAGGACTTCTTGAACACCATCGAGGAGAAAATCGGCGCTCCGGGACTGGAGCTGGTTCAGACCCTGATGGAGAAAATCAGCGAGCGGCTCCACGCGGCCGGCGAGGCCTTGGCGGAATTCAAGGACGGCATTCTCTCTTCTTTTGACAACATTGACACCGCCGTAGCGGGGAGCGCATTCTTCCAAATCATGCAAACCCTGTTCAACGGCGTAAAGACTTTGGCCGGCGGGGCGATCGACGCTTTGAGCGGTGGACTGAGCACCCTAATTACGGCCATTGGCAACGCGGATTTCAGCGGTGTGCTGGACTTTATCAACGCGCTCTCCTTCGGGGGTATTGCGCTGGCCGTCAAGAAATTCACTGAGCCGCTGGAGGCCATTGGTGATATCAAGGACAATGTGGTGGGCATCCTCAACAGCGTAAAGGGCTGCTTTGAGGCCTATCAAACCCAGCTTCAGGCGGGAACCCTGTTGAAGATTGCCGGAGCTATCGCGATCCTCACCGCGGCCATTGTGGCGCTGTCAGTGGTGGATTCGGAAAAGCTCAATGTAGCCTTGGGCGCTATTACGATGCTGTTTGTGGAGCTGATGGCCTCTATGGCGGTGTTCAACACTATCAGCGGCGCAGCGGCCAAGGGACTCTTCAAGAATGCCGCCGCCATGACCCTGATGTCCACCTCAATCCTGATCCTTTCCAGCGCGATGAAGAAGCTGGCGGATTTGGAATGGGAGGATATTGCTCAGGGTTTGGTGGGCATCGCCGGTATGGCAGGTGTTCTGGTGGCGGCTTCCAAACTCATGTCCAGCAGCGGCGCCATCCAAGGGGCAACGAGCCTTGTGGTATTCGCCGCCGCAATCAGCATTCTGGCGTCAGCCTGCAAGAAGCTGTCCACATTGGATTGGGACGCCTTGGCAAAAGGACTGACCGGCGTGGGCGTCCTACTGGCGGAGGTGGCTGTTTTCCTCCGCATAGCGAAGTTTGAAAGCGGCTCGATTTCCACGGCAACCGGCATCGTTGTGCTTGCCGCGGCAATCAACATTCTGGCAATCGCCTGCTCCTCTTTGGGCGGGCTGGATATTCCGACCTTGGTCAAGGGCCTTGCCGGCGTCGCCACGCTATTGGCCGCGCTGGGCGGATTCACTAAGCTGGTCAGCGGCAGCGCCAACATGGTGGGGATTGGGACAGGGCTTGTTCTGGTCGGCGCATCCATGAAGATATTTGCCTCGGCGGTCAGCGATTTGGGCGGTTTGGATATTCCCACACTGGCCAAGGGACTGACCTCTATGGCGGTGGCTCTGGCAGAAATCGCGATTGCGATGAAGTTCATGCCCGACAACCTGATCGGCACCGGAACAGGGCTGGTCATCGTGGCCGCGGTACTGCAAATCGTGGCAAGCGTGCTGAGCCGGATGGGCGGCATGAGTATGGAGGAAATCGGGAAGGGCCTGCTGACCCTCGGCGTATCCCTGACGGAACTAACAATCGCGCTTAAGCTTATGCAGGGCACCTTGTCCGGTTCCGCGGCGCTGCTGGTGGCCTCTACCGCTCTGTTGGCACTGGCTCCGGCCCTACGGCTGATGGGTGGCATGAGCGTGGAGCAAATTGCCAAGAGCCTGATTACGCTGGCAGGAGCTTTTACGGTAATCGGCGTGGCCGGCGCTCTGTTGGCCCCGCTTACGCCGACCATTCTCGCACTGGGCGCGGCTCTTGCGCTGATCGGTGTTGGCGTGGCGGCAACCGGAGCCGGCGTTGCCCTTTTAGCGACCGGCATTACAGCGCTGGCGCTGGCTTTGGCCGGAGGCGCTACTGCTATTGTCGCCGGCGTTACAGCGATTATCAGCGGTGTGGCAGCCCTTATCCCGGCTATATTGACACAGGTTGGCGAGGCTATCATCGCGTTCTGCGAGGTGATCGCCCAAGGCGCACCAGCCATCGGAGAGGCCCTTAAAGCCGTGGTGCTTACACTGATCGATGTACTGGTGGAGTGCGTTCCCGCGCTGGCAGAAGGGGCTTTGACCCTGATTGACGGCGTACTGGCGGCACTTGTAAACCACACCCCAAGCATTGTAGATTCTATTTTCCAATTTCTGATTGCGGTGCTGGAGGGCGTCGCACAAAACCTGCCGGCGCTGATTCAGGCGGCGGTGGATGTGCTGATGGCGTTCTTCTCCGGCATTGTAGACGCTTTGTCCGGAATGGACACCGATGTGCTGCTCAAAGGCATCGTGGGTGTAGGCCTTTTAGCCGCTATGATGACGGCATTGAGCGCGGTTGCCGGGTTAGTCCCCGGCGCTATGGTGGGCATCGTAGGCATGGGCGCAGTGATTGCAGAACTGGCATTGGTACTGGCCGCAATAGGCGCCTTGGCACAGATCCCCGGCCTGAACTGGCTGATCAATGAGGGCGGGACGCTGCTGGAAAGCATCGGCAACGCCATTGGAGGCTTTGTGGGCGGTATCATCGGCGGCCTTGTGAGCGGCGTTACAGGTCAGTTCCCGGAAATCGGGTCGGACTTGAGCGACTTTATGACCAATGTGCAGCCTTTTGTAGAAGGGGCAAGCAAGATCTCGCCCGCTATGATGGATGGAGTGAAAGCCCTGACAGAAGCAGTCCTGCTGCTCACTGCGGCTGATATTTTGGACGCGCTGACCTCCTGGCTGACCGGCGGCTCTTCGCTGGCCTCCTTTGGAGAGGACTTGGTTCCCTTCGGGGAGTCCATGCTGGCGTTTTCCCAGTCTATCGCTGGGATGGACGGCAACCTCGTATCCAACGCGGCAATCGCCGGAAAGACGCTGGCCGAGATGGCCGCCACCCTGCCCAATAGCGGGGGTGTGGTAGGCTTCTTCACTGGCGAAAATGATATGGATGCCTTCGGCGAACAGCTGGTATCCTTCGGCGGGGCCATGATGGCCTTCGCGGGGACAGTCCAAGGGCTGGATGCCGAAGTAGTCACCAACGCCGCCACCGCGGGAAAGGCTATGGCCGAGATGGCCGCTACCTTACCCAACAGCGGAGGCGTTGCCGGCTTCTTTGCCGGAGAGAATGACATGGACGCCTTCGGCGAACAGCTTATCCCCTTCGGACGGGCTATCAAAGCGTTCTCCAATGAAGTGGCAGGTTTGGATGTGGAGGCGGTACAGAACTCCGCCACCGCCGGACAGGCCATGGCGGAACTGGCGAAGACGCTCCCCAACAGCGGGGGCGCAGTAGCCTTCTTTACCGGAGAAAACAATCTGGACACCTTTGGTACACAGCTTGTCTCCTTCGGTACATCTATCAAAGCATATTCACTGGCTGTGGCAGGTCTGGACACGGAAGCGGTCGTCAATTCGGCCGCAGCTGGGCAGGCGCTGGTGGCGCTGGCAGACACCATCCCAAACTGCGGAGGCCTTGTGGCTTTCTTCACAGGGGACAACAATATCGCGGACTTTGGTGACGATTTGGTGCTGTTCGGCTTTGATCTGGCGGCTTATGCCGCTGCCATCCGCAATGTGGAGCCGGATGCGGTGACGGCCTCGGCCAACGCAGCGTCCGCGCTTTCCAGTCTGGCCTCCGGTCTGCCTGATATTTCCCTGTTTGACAAATGGTTTGGCGGAGAGCAGACCTTGGCGGACTTTGGCGACGACATCGCGGCCTTCGGCGAGGATATGGGGTACTACTATTCCCAGATCGCCGGCGCAGACCCGGCAAAGCTGTCCGGAGTCATCGATCAGGTCTGGCGGCTGGTGGAACTTGTCGAGGGTACGCAAAGTCTGGACGCCAGCGGATTTTACAATTTCAGCAACGCGCTGAACGCTATGGCGCTGGCCGGTCTGGACAGCTTTACCAAGGCATTTGCCAACTCCGGTACGCAAGTCAACAACGCGGTGTCCAGTATGTTGGACTCGATGGCTTCGGCCATTCAGATCCGTATGCCGGTGACCGTGTCCGCTATGGGAACTTTGTCGGACGGGCTGGTCAATGCGGTCAGTATGAAGATCCCGAACATGAACGAAGCGGCCATATCCATGATCCAAGGGATTGTAACCACGATCCAGAGCCGTGGAGAAACGGTGAAGGTAGTGGTCAACACACTCCTGATTCAGACATTGGCCGTGATCAACAGCCGGCGGGGGCAGTTCGTTGCAGCCGGCGGAAATGTAACCCAAGGCTTCGCGGACGGTATCCGCGCCAACATTCAAACGGCGGTAAGCGCCGCTGCGCAGATGGCGGATGCGGCTTTGGCCGCGGCAAAGACCCGGCTGGACATCAACTCCCCATCAGGAGAATTCAAACTTCTGGGCATGTATGTGGATGTGGGTCTGGCCAACGGTATCAAGGAAAACGCCTATACCGCGACAAATGCCGCAGTTTCTATGGCGGCCATCGTGGTCCAAGCATTCAAAGACAAGCTGGATATCCACTCGCCTTCCGGAGTTATGCGGGACGAAGTGGGGCGCTATATCGTCATGGGCATCGCCGAGGGCATTACCAATGACATGAGCGCGGAAGAGGCCGCCGCCAAGAAGGCGCAGAACATCGTAAACGCCTTTAAGACGGAACTGGACAAATTCGATCTGGACGCGTCCACCGCAGACCTGGAGTATCAGCTGTGGGAGAAGCTGTATGGCGCGACAGCCACGGCCTCGGAAAAGGAAGCCATGGAGATGTCTGTTCTGGCCAACAAGCTTCAGCTTCAGAGCCAAAAGGTGTCCTACGCACAGGCGGAGTATCAGACAACGCTGGATCAGCTTGGAGCGGCCAGCGAGGATACCCAAGAGGCTTACAACAAGCTGTTGCAGGAACAGATCGAACTGGCGGAGCTGGCGGAGGAACTGAATACGGCCCAGTCGGAAGCGACCCAGCGAAACCGGGAGGCCTTCCAGAAATACGCGGAGTATCTGAACGAGAACCAAGAGACCCTGCTGAACTTCGGGTTTAGTCTGGAGGAGATCAAAGCCGCTGCTCAAAGCAGCACTGGATACGATCCAAACGCCATGACGCAGAACATGAGCGTGGATGTGCAGAAGGTCGTGGCGGACGCTATGAGCAATGTGCAGGTAGCCTATCAGACCAGTGCCGAGGGAACTTTCCGTACGCTGGTGACACAGTCCACTGAAATCGGAACCAGCATGGCCGCCGGCATCGGCACAGGACTTCAAAATGGAGCTCCGCAGGCCGTCCAGGCCGGGGCTACCTCCATGGTGTCCGCCTGCGCCGACAGTATTACCAGCCAGTCCCAGACATGGAACCAGGCGGGAGGCGTGCTGGTGGACAGCTTTATCGCCGGCATCCAGAGCAATGTGGAGCAGGCGGCCCAAGCCGCAGCCAGTCTGGCCGAGAGCGCCTATCAGGCTGCTATCAACGGCATTGTGACTGCATCGGAGACCAATGCGTCGGTTCTTGTCGTCCAATACAGCGAAGCCCTCCGCAATCAGTCGGACGGCTGGGGCGAGATCGGGAACGCACTGGTGGAGGGGTTTGCCAACGGCATCCTCGCCAATCAGGGGAAGGTGACCAACGCAGCGGTATCTCTGGTGTCTGCGGGAGCCAACAGCATCATTGGGCAGAAGCAGCTCTGGGTCAACGCCGCATCCGTTCTTGTAGACGGCTTTATTGAGGGCATCCGTTCCAATGTGGAGCGGGCGGCACAGGAAGCGGCGGCCATGGCGATGGCGGCGTACTCGGCAGCAATGAGCGCCATCGGTGGGGGCGCCGGAGGCGGCGTTTCCATCTCAGTGGGTGGAGGAGCCAGCGCGGCAAGCTCCGGCGGCTCGGTCCGAAGGGTGATGAACATGGACGACATGGTGTCCCAGGCCAAGACTGGGGCTGCCATCGCAACGACCGCGGCGCTGAGCCTGTCCCCCATGGGAACCTTGGCCAAAGCGGCCGGGGTAGCGGCGTCCGCCGCGCGCAAGGCGGTATCCACGGGAAGCTCCAAGGAGAGCAGTTCCGGCGGGACCACGGTTCAGAACTTCACCCAGAACAATTATTCCCCTAAATCGCTGGACCGCACTACGCTCTACCGCAACACCAAGAACCTATTCTCTCAACTGAAAGGAGGCTGACCCTGATGATTCAATCCGTCACTGTGACCAACCCCAAGGGGGAGTCCCTGAAGCTCGTCCTGCGGGCCCCCGAGTCATCAGGGCTCATTATTCAGGAAATCTCCGGCCTTGGGCCGAGCAAGGCGAACATTAACTCGACGGAGCTTGCCACTATGGACGGCTCTATCTTTGCCTCGGCCCGGGCCACGGAGCGCAACATCGTACTTACTTTGATTCTGCTGCCTATTCCGAGCATTGAAACGGTGCGGCAGAAGACCTATTCCTTTTTCCCCATCAAGAAAGCGGTGACCCTGCTGGTGGAAACGGACAACCGGCTGGTTGAGACCACGGGTTATGTGGAGTCCAACGAGCCGAACATCTTCTCCCAGCAGGAGTCCACCCAAATCTCGATTATCTGCCCGGACCCGCATTTCTACGAGGCGGCCACCAATGAGATGGCCTTTGTGGGCGTCCAGCCGGCGTTTGAGTTCCCGTTTGAGAACAATTCCCTGACGGAAAATCTTCTGGAATTCGGCGAGATCCGGCTGGACACCCGGGCAGAACTGAACTACGAAGGGGACGCCGACACCGGCGTTGTCATCAACATTCACTTTAACGGCGCAGCTACCGGGATTACTCTCTACAACACGGTGACCCGGGAGACCATGGAGATCGACACGGACAAAGTGGCGACCATTGCGGGAAACGCTTTGATGCAGGGGGACGACATCATCATCTCCACTGTCAAGGGTGAAAAATCCATGCGGCTGCTGCGCAACGGCGCTTACACTAACATCATCGCCGCATTGAACAAGGACGCGGATTGGTTCCAGCTGAGCAACGGCCGGAACGAGTTCAGCTTTACGGCAGAAACCGGGGAGAAGAACCTTGTGGTGACCTTCAACTACCGGAACGCTTATGGGGGTGTGTGATGTGGAAGCACTGATTTTAGACAAAAGCTACGCCACCACAGCGGTGCTGGATAAATTTGAGTCCTTTATCTGGACGGACCGGTTCCGTGGGTACGGAGACTTTGAAATCTATATGCCGGTGGAGACTGCGGCGCTGGGCTTTCTCAAACAGGACCACTATCTACAAATCCAATCCTCAGACCGGATGATGATTATTGAGGAGCTTCAGACCGACACCAATGCCGAAGAGGGGAACCATCTGACGGTAACGGGTCGGTCACTGGAGTCTATTCTGGAGCGGCGGGTGGTGGCGGCATATACCGTGTTGAGCGGCAATTTTCAAAATGGCGTACAAAAACTGCTCAACGAGAATGCCATCAGCCCCAGCAACTCCAAGCGGAAGATACCGGGGTTGATTTTCCGAGCTTCCACTGATCCGGCTGTCACCGGGTTGACTCTGGATACCCAATTTCTTGGCGAAACGCTGTATGAGGCCATCAACACCCTGTGCGAAGAGAAGGACATCGGATGGCGCGTCCTGCCCTACGGGGACGGCGGGTTTGTCTTTGAACTTTATGCTGGAAAGGATCGCTCCTATGACCAGACAGCTCTTCCACCTGTTGTGTTCTCCCCCAATTTTGAGAACATGCTGTCCAGCAACTATCTGGAAACCAAAAAGTCGCTAAAGACGGCGGCCTTTGTGGGCGGCAGCGGAGAAGGCTCGGAGCGGACCATCACAGAGGTGACGGACGATGACGGCGGCGGAACCGGGCTGGACCGGAGAGAACTTTTTGTTGACGCCGCGGGCGTATCCAAGGAAACCGTCACATCAGAAGAAGGCATGACGGAGGAGGAGATTGCCAGCCAGGAGGCGGCGGCCAACGCAGAATACATCACCCAACTCCAGGCAAAGGGCAAGGAGGCCATGGCGGAAACCAAGGTTACCAAAGCCTTTGAAGGAGAAATCGACGCTACCCGGCAATTTGTCTACGGCAAGGACTTTACCATCGGCGATTTGGTGCAGGTGGTGAACGAATACGGAATGGAGGCCAAATCAAGGGTCTCCGAACTGATCCAATCCCAGGATGTGAATGGCGAGTCGATCCACCCGACTTTCACTTCCATCGAAACTGACTAAGAAAGGAGGACCACTCGTGGCATTCACCTATGGGTTTTACAATGCTTTGGACCATGACCGGAAATACAACGCGGAGCAGATCTCAAGGATTTTTGACACGCTGCTGAACGACGGCGTCTTCAGCCATGTGGAGGGCATTTACGGAACGGTGGCCGGCGAGGGCTTACAGGTTATTGTGAAGCCGGGTTTGGCTTGGTTTGACCACACTTGGAACCAGAACGACGCTTCCATGCCGTTGAGCCTCTCTCCGGCGGACGTGACTCTGACCCGATATGACGCCGTGGTGCTGGAGGTCAACAGCGCCGACCGTACCAACGCCATCAAGATTGTTACGGGGACGGCGGCCGTAAGTCCAGCCAAGCCCGCATTGGCCAACACAGAGACACTGCACCAGCATCCCTTGGCCTATGTAAAGGTGGCGGGCGGGGCAACCGCCGTCCACGCCACTGACATCGAAATTACGGTTGGCACCAGCGCCTGTCCCTTTGTCTCCGGCATTCTATCCACAGCCAGCATCGAGGTGCTGTTTCAAGGCTGGCAAGAGGACTTCGAGGCGTGGTTTGACGACCTGCAAACGCAAATGGAAGGCGATGTCGCGACCAATCTTCAGAATCAGATCAATGAACTGAAGGAGGGCGCGCACAAAACCTATACCGGGGCCAACGCGCCAGCCAGCGGTCTGGGCGAGGACGGTGACACCTATGTCAAGACAAGATGACAGCGACTTTGTCCTATTGAACAAGGCGAAGGACCTGTATGTCTACACCTCAGAAGCCGTGGGCAATGACAAAATCATCCCACGGCGAAGATTCCGCATCATCGGGCAACGCCTGGAAAGCCTTGCGCTGGATATTTACTCCAAAACCCAACTGGCCAATGAAAAGAACCGGGAACGGGATTTTGCCGTGCGGCAGAGCTTGCAGGACGAGGTTATTGCCCTTTGTTTGACCTTTGAAGGGCTGGTGAACGCCCTGAAGGCGTCCTCCGCCTATCCCGGCGTCAACGCCCATAAGGCGGAGGTCTGGACTCGGAAGAGTATGGATGTCCGTTATATCTGCGCCGCATGGCGCGACCATGAGCGGGAACGCCGCTCTACATAACTTTGATATTTCCCATGGGGCCGACCTGCATCGTGCAGTGAACTGGTGGCTGCGCTCCTCGAACTCCAGCAACAACAACAACGCGTATAACGTGAACACTGATGGGAGCGTCAACAACAACAACGCGTATAATGCGAACAACTGCGCTCGTCCCGCTCTGGCTTGCAAGTATGCCGAGATCCAGTAACCCTTGTTCAAGGGTGAACGCAAAAGGTTAAGCCAAAGGAGGTCGGACCCCGGCCCGCAAGGGCAAAAAACCATGAAAAAGCCGACGCGCCTCGGCCTGGAAAGGAAGCTGCGCTATCAGCGGCTATTGCTTGATATGACATTTGAGGAATTTGGAAGCGTTCCGGTTATGGACGGAGCCTACCGCAAAACCCGGAGAGGCAAACGCGGAAAGAAGCCGGAGGCCATCTTCGAGCTGCACGAAACGGAAAACCTGATCAAACTTGGCGACTGGATACTCAGCGGCAGTTATACGCCGGCGGAACTGGACGCATTCATGATCTTTGAACCAAAACCCAGGGAAATCAATGCGCCATCCTTCCGGGATAAAATTGTGCAGAGAAACCTTACCGACAACATCGTCTACCCGGCGCTGGCGCCCTCCATCCCGTTCAACGCCTTCGCGGCGCAGACGGGAAAGGGTCAGCACTACGGCCTGGACATGCTGGAGCGGCAGATGCGAACTTATTTTCTGCGAAAAAAGCAGAGGACGAGAAGCGGCGCAAAGAACAGGGGCTGCCCTACCGCCCCATGGAGGAATGGGACTACTCGGACGGCTGGGTCATCAAGGGTGATGTGCGGAAGTGCTTTCCATCCACCGACCACGACAAGCTGAAAGCGGCAGTCTATCCAAGACTCTCAGACGAGCGGTTTCGCTGCCTGCTGGGGCTTTACATCGACCAAGTGAAAGGACTTGCCCTGGGGCATCAGACCAGTCATATCTGTGCGGTTTACTATCTGTCCAAATTTCTTCACTATCTCAATCAAGATCTCGGCTGTTCCCTCTCTGGCATGTTCATGGATGACTGGTACGCCATCGTGGACAGCAAGGAGAGGGCGAAGGAAGTCCTGGCAAAATCCATCGCAAAGTTCGCAGAGCTGGGCTATGAGCTGAATGAGAAGACGGAGATCTATCCCCTTCGGCATGGCATCGACTTCTGTGGATTCCGGATCTATCTGACCAGGACGGGAAAGGTGGTTCGGAAGCTGCGGACCTCCTCCAAGAAAAAGATGAAGCGCAGGATCGGCAAGTGGAAAAAGGACTATGCCGAGGGACTCATCACCCGGGAGAAAATCGAGCAAAGTTTTCAATCCTCCTGCGCCCACTACAAGCACGGCAACACCAAGGAACTCATCCGGAATTTCCGCAGTCGGCTGGACGCCGTCTTTGAGGAGACAGGAGAAGTTCCAATTCATACTGAAAGGAGAAGTACAAGTGAGCAAGAAAATCAGCACCCTCGCGGCCGGAAATCTGGTGAAGCTCAACGAAAACGGCGCTGCAAAAAAGTTCATCTTCCTCCAGCATAACCATTATGGAAAAGGTGAGGTGACCCTACTGCGTAAAGACTCGGCAGGCTTCCGGGCCTTCGCTCCGGGTTCCAGCTCCTACAATGTCTACAACGGATGCAGTCTGGATGACTTTTGTAATGTGGAGTTCATCGGCCGGCTGGACCCTGTAATTCGAGCGTGCCTTATTGATGTGCCCATTCCTACCATCCGAGGACATGTGAATGGTACATGGGACGCCACAGTGCAGACCCTGTATCGCAAGGGTTTTTCCCTGTCTGGAACCGAAGTGGGCAGTGGCGGTTCCGGTACGGAGGGGACGAAGTTCTCTTACTTCGGCTCCAATGCCAACCGTATCGCCTATCATGATGAGACCACCACAGCAGTGTACTGGTGGCTGCGCTCCTCGTTCTCCAGCAGCAGCGACCGCGCGTATCGCGTGAGCACTGATGGGAGCGTCAGCTACAGCTTCGCGTATAGTGCGAGCCGCTGCGCTCGTCCCGCTTTGGCTCTTTCCTCTGAAATCTTGGTTTCTGACAGCCCCGATTCCTCCGGGTGCTACACCATTGAGGACGCGGTCATTGCCGGCGAGCAGTATCAGAAGGTCAACGGCGTGTGGCGCCGGATGTGCTAAGAGGAGGAAATCAAAATGGAGAGAACCGTCATTAAAATTGAGCCGGAATGGAACGGGGCGCACGCCTATCTGGAAGGCGCGGACTATGACCTGCCGGGATGGGCGGAGGTGCCCGCCCAGTTTCAGAGCGTGTGGGCGGCCTATCGGCCGTTCGTAGACCTGACGGTGGACGACACGGGCGCGATCACCGACATGGTGCAGGGGACGGAAACCGGCCCTGACCTGGCCCCTGTGGCGGCGAACAAGCTGGAGGAGCTATCCCAGGCCTGCAACGCCGCCATTGTGGCGGGATGCGATGTGACGCTGCCGAGCGGTTCCACCGGGCATATCGCCCTGACCAATGAGGATCAGATCAACCTCACCAATGCTGTCGGCACCGTGGAAGCGGGGGCGGCCCAGTACCCCTACCACCTGGACGGGGAGCTGTGCGCCATGTACCCGGCGGCGGATATTCTGGCGATGGGCACGGCGGCCACGGCGCACAAGCTGTACCACACCACCTACTACAACCATCTGGCGGCATGGGTGAAGCGGTGCGAGACGGCGGCGGAAGTGCAGGCCATCGTCTACGGCTCTGAACTGCCCGCAGACCTGGCGGAGAACATGAGCGCCATTCTGGCGGCGGTGTCCAATGTCTAAGCGGGCGCGCAAAGCGATATTGAGTATGCTCCTCTGGTTTTGGGCCGGGGGAGTGTACTTTTTTATCGAGGTCTTATGGAAGACGCTGCGGGGACGGCCCGACGCCATCAGCTGGACGATGTTCCTGCTGGCCATCATTCTGGCCATTCCGCTGGAGCGGTGCGGGGCGGAAATGAAGTGGGAAACCCCGCTGTGGGTACAGGGGCTTGTCTGCGGAACGGCCATCACGGCGGCGGAGCTGGCCGCCGGGCTGGTGCTGAATGTCTGGCTGGGGCTGGGCGTCTGGGACTACTCCGGGCTGTGGGGAAATTTTCTGGGGCAGGTCTGCCCGCAATTTTGGCTGCTGTGGTGCTTTGGCTCCATACCCAGCATCGTGATCCTGGACTGGCTGCGCTACGCCGTAGAGGGCGGGGAGCGGCCGCGTTACAATTTTTAGCGGAGAAAGGAGCGTTTTTATGGAACTGTCTGTTATTATCGCCATCATCGGCGTGCTGGTCGCTTTGACCAATGTGATCGTGGAGGTGGCGAAGAAGGCCACCTGGGACAAGCTCCCCACCAACATTCTGGCGCTGATCGTGGGCGAAGTGCTGACCATCGGCGCGGGTATCGCTTATTTCCAAATCAAAGGCATCGCCATCGTCTGGTATATGATCGCGGCGCTGGTGGTGGCTGGTTTCATGGTGGCCTATGCGGCAATGTTCGGTTTTGATAAGCTGCGGGAAATTATGAACTGGGGTGAAAAGAAATGAGGAACATCATCCCGGAGAACGGGTATCTGGTCTATGAGGACACCCATGAGCGGGTGGTCTTCTATGAGTGCGACCCGGCCAAGAATACCCAGTGCCCGAAGACCATGTGCCGGCTTGAACTGCCGGAGGATGAGGGCGGCTTTGGCTTCTGCACCAAGACCCTCGATCCGGCGTTCCGAAAAGACGGCGGAAAGGCCTGGTATGCTGTGGAGAAAACCCCGGACGAGGGCGAGCCCTACTGGGGACGGGAGTACATTGAGGAGGCGTAACCTATGACAATCCAAGAATGCGTTGCCTATGTGGAGAGCCACATGGAGGTGCGCTACGCAACTCAAAATGGAGCTTACCGCTCTGGGCGGGTCATCTCCAAGCATCAGGGCTGCGTCAACCACTCGGTGGGCTGCGCCCAGCCCAAGGCGAATGTGTTCTTCAACTCCATGAACAAGCCCAGCGCCCAATGGGGCGTGAACGCCATCCTCGGCGACTTCCATCTGGGAGAAGGCCGCATCCTGGTGACGCTGGACCTGAAGGCACGGCCCTGGGGGTGCGGCTCCGGCAAGAAGGGGTCCTGGAACAACACCAAGATTCAGTGGGAGGTCTGCGAGCCCGCCGGACACACCTACGCCGGAGGCACTATGGTGGCCTATGATACGGCGAAAAACCAGGCGTACTTCGACCGGATGTGGAAGATGCTGGTGGCCTGGAATGTGTACTGCGTGGTGAAGCTGGGGTATCCGGTGTCGGGTATCAGCGACCACGCGGAGTCCTACCGGGAGGGCTACGGCTCCAACCACAGCGACATGGGGCAGTGGCTTCCCAAGCATGGTAAGAGCATGGACGCCCTGCGGGCGGAAGTGCAGGCGATTTTGGAGAACAAGGAGGACGAAGAAGTGAATCTCGTTCAATTCAAGGAACTCTGGCATCAGATGCGCAAGGAGCTTCAGGACAACGACAGCAGCGCATACAGTGAACAGGCACGGCAGTGGGCTGTGGAGAACGGCCTGATTGCCGGAAACGGAACGACAGTGGATGGTCAGCCGAACTATATGTGGGAAGATGTTCCCACGAGAGAGCAGCTTATCACCGTCCTGTTCCGTTTCGCCCAGATGATGGGCATGGCATGACAATCCAGATGACCAAACGGAAGAAGCCGGATTATTCCAAACGGCTGGTGTCCGACATCCGGGCTCTGCTTTGGGTGGTAACGGTAGGCGGGTTGTTGCTGGCCGCCTACTGCATCTACAAGGGATACACCGGCTCTCTTCCCTGGCTTTCAGCCATGGTGGGCTTGCCCTGGACTGCGCACGGCGTGGTCTGCTCCTGCTACCTCAGCATGGCAAAGAGCGACCACAAAGCGGGCGGCGTCACTTTTGAAGCCGCAAAGGCGGCAAATTTCCATACGCAGAATCAGGCGGGGAGCCAAAACAGCCCCGCCATCTGACAGACTAACAACTCAGGAGGTACGGGCATGGACCCCATTGTCCAGACGCTGGTCTCCGTCCTTTTGGCTGTCATTGCCTCTTCCGGCTTTTGGACCTTCATGCAGAAGCGAGCCGATAAAAAGGACGCAAAGACTGAACTGCTGATTGGAATGGCCCACGATCGCATCATGCATCTTTGCAGATGCTACATCGAACGGGGCTGGATCACGCAGGACGAGTACGAAAATCTTCGTACCTACTTATATGACCCCTACAAGAAAAATGGCGGGAACGGCTCGGCAGAGCGGAATATGAAAGAAGTGGAAAAGCTCCCCATCCGTCCGAATGATTATCGGGAGGAGGACGGCTGAACCCGCCGGAGCAATTCAAAATGGAGGAGCCGGACAGTGCTTTTCCGCACGGAGAGGGGCGGGGACGCGATACCCCCCCTCTATTTTATTGAACAAGGAAACGGAGGTGGGTTATGAGTTACCGGATCGACGGGACAACTATCTACCTCACCAGAGGAGATACATTTGAGGCAAAGGTGGAAGCGAGACTCCCGGATGATGAAGGGGGGGGAGCGGCCTATGCCCCGGCAGTGGGAGATGCCATCCGGTTTGCGCTGAAAGCCGACTATATGGACGAAAAGCCGCTGGTGGTGAAGGACATTCCGTCGGACACCATGCTGCTGGTCCTGGAACCCGAGGACACCAAGACCCTACCCTTCGGTAAGTATGTGTATGACATCCAGATCACTTACGCCGACGGGAAGGTGGACACTTTTATCACCAAGGGGCGGCTGCGTTTGACGGAAGAGGTGGACTGAGATGCCGGGTACACTATCAGGGGCGCTGAGCGCGTCCGGCGTTCTGCTCACAGGAAAACTCTCCGCCGCGTCGTCCCATTCCTATCCGCCTTACACCGGGGACTACGAGGTAACGCCCAAGACCGAACCGCAAACCTTGGACGTTGCGGGGAAGGTCCTAGCGAAAGACCTCGTCGTGAAAGCGATCCCCTACTTTGAAACATCCAACAAAGAAAACGGCTGGACCGTTTATATTGCAGAGGAGATGTAGCATTATGCCTGGAACAAAATATGTCAATAAAGTCATCTATGGCGGACGGACCCTGATCGACCTGACCGGAGATACCATTTCTGCCGACAAACTTCTGACCGGCATCACGGCCCACGACAAGAGCGGTGCACCCATCACGGGCTCCTGCCCCTTTGATGTGGACTCCACGGATGCCACCGCGGCGGTGGCGGAGATCCTGGCGGGCAAGACCGCCTACGCACGGGGCCAGAAGCTGACGGGCACCATGCCCAACAAGGGCAGCACCAATCTGGACATCACCACCGCTGACCAGGAGGTGTCCATCCCACAGGGCTACCACGACGGCGGAGGAAAGGCCCGTATCGCCTCCGCAGAGGCGGCGAAGCTTATCGCCAACAACATCCGGGAGGGCATCACCATCCTGGGCGTCCTTGGTACGATGTCGGGCTCCGAGAATATGAAGCCTCAGACCAAGAGCGTCACCCCGACCACTTCGCAACAGGTGATCACGCCTGACGAGGCGTACAACTGCCTGTCGCAGGTCACGGTGGCGGCTATCCCCTATTCCGAGGCGGACAACCCGGCTGGAGGTACTACGGTCACGATCGGAGGTTAAGCTGAATGCCAAGTGTCAACAAAGTTGTCTATTCCGGAAGGACTTTGATCGACCTGACAAATGATACTGTTACCGCCGCAGCAATGAGGAAGGGCTATACTGCCCACGACAGAAGTGGCGCACAGATTACCGGAACCATTCCGGACCAGGCGGCGCAGACCATCACGCCGGGTACGGCCGACAGGACGATCCCCAGCGGAAGATATTTGGCCGGGACGCAGACCATCAAGGGAGACCCCGACCTGATCCCCGCGAACATCAAGAAGGGCGTCAACATCTTTAACGTGACCGGGGCGATGGAGGAAGGGGCCAAGGTCTACTCCGGAACGGGGAAACCCAGCGCCTCGCTTGGGAGCAATGGCGACATCTATGTCAAGACAAAATGAATAAGCAAAGCGGTGCAATAAAACGCGCTTAAGTGTAGGTTACTTCTTGATTATTCCTACATTTGTTGTGTTTGGGCATTGAAATTGCTGGATTTTGTGTTTCTATAATAGAAACTTATTAGATGGTGTATTACCAGAAAACCAAGTAAAATCAAAGGGAGCAGAGGTAGTTAGAAGTAGTTAAAAGCGGGAAAATGTAGGTAATTCACACATTATCCCTACACTACTTCTATACCTCTGCTCCTATACTTTTATGCAGATTATGCATCAGTAGATTGAGAAGGTATCTTGGCCGGTACATGCCTGTTGTAGTAAGCGCTGTAACCGGTATAAGTGCGTTTTCTGTTTTGGAACCAGAGCAGGTACTTTGGTGTCAGCGACTTCTCGGGTGTTTTATAGAATGTCGTATAATCAGTCATGACAGACAGCGTCCTTTCTCACAAAAGATATCGATTCGAGTAGAGGGATGTTTGGGGCATCTCTCTCAAACCACTATATCACTTGGGTTTGTGCTCGGTTAAGGTATCTTCTCAATCTACTGGTTATCGGAAAGACATCTTGAAACGGAAGAAAAAAGTCAACCGCCCGGTACTGTGAATACTGAGCGGCTGACAAATAAGAAATTTTTACGCTTGCCATGCGCAAGCCCGACACACTATTTTATTTTTTCAATCTCTTCTTTCAGCCACTCGAATTCGCGCTTGGTATATACCTTCTCGGTAATGTCGGAGATCTTATGGCCGACCATGTATTTGATGGCGTACTCGTCCACACCATAGCGTTTGGCAGAGGTGACGAAATGGGTACGGCCGTCGTGAGGGCGGTGGTTCGGATTCAGGCTGAGTTCATCCCGGATGCGCTCAAACGCCTTTTGATACCGGGCGTAGGTCAGTCTGATATTTTTCTTCTTTCGGCTATTGGGGTCGACCCAGTTGAGCAGGTAGGGACTGTTCAGCTCGGCGGCCTCTTTATATTTTGTCTCGACCAGGGGGCGTATCTTGGAATGGATTGGGACAACTCGGTCTGTGCCAGCGTCCGTTTTCATGCCGCCCTGGAAAGTGCCGTTTTCCAAGTCTACATCCTTCAGCTCCAGCAAGCCCAGCTCCTGCGGCCGCCAGCCGGAGTAGCATTGGATCAGGAGAATGTCAACGCCGTTTTTCTTCCCAAGGTTTTCCCAAAGCAAGCCCATCTCGTCGTCTGTAAACGGGATATGGCTTTTCTCCACAGTCTGGATCTCCTTGATGAGTTCGTCCGTCAGCTTGAAAGTTCGGGAGTAGTTCCGATCCACCAATTCATATTCCACCGCGTAATCCAGCATTAGGTTGAACAAGGACTTGATTTTGTTTTTCATGGTGGCAGTCGGACGCTGCTCTTTTCCGCGGACGACAGCTACGCCCTCCTCCATGCAGCCTTTCACATGGCGGGCCCGGACATCCATCACGCGCATCCGATATACTCCGGAACAGTAAGCCCATGCAGACTCCACCGCCTTCGTATCGGCCACGGTCTTCTCATATTCGGGAAACCACTGCTTGTAAAGCTCTTCCACTGTGATGGCTGGATTCAAGTCGTATGGGTTTTTGTTGTACTCCACCAAAGCCTGATAGGCGTCATTGTAGGTTTCAAAGTAAGACTCCGGTTTCAGTGGCTTGGAGATTGGGCGGCCTTCCGGAGTTTTTCCTACGGTGACCATGGCACGGAAGGGTTTTCGGAGGTTTCGGTTCTTAATCTCGCTAATTTGTCCGAAGCCGTTGGGCAGGCGTCGGCGCTTGTGATTCTTATTGCGGGGCTTTCTTCGTTTTGCAGTCGACTGGATGGGATAGCCGCAATGGGGGCAGTTCAGAGCTTTGTCGCTGACCGGAAGCTGGCATTCCGGACATTGAGTGAGCATAAATAGACTCCTTTCTAACCGTTGAGGTTGATTTATCACTGATAATCATATATTATAGTGTAGGAATTGTCAATTCCTACATAAAACTTTTCTAACTTAGATTAGAAAGGGGAACCTATGGTTATCGGTGATAAATCAATCTGCCCCAGATGCGGCGGGACATTAAAGCACTATGACACAGTGAAACGAGTGGTGCGGACAAAGGGTGGAAAACGGGACAAGATTAAAGTTCGACGGGCGTATTGTCTTCGATGCGGAGCAATCCATAGACGATTGCCGAATACCCTCCTCCCTTTCAAACAGTACGAGGCTGAGGTGATACTTGGCGTGCTGGAAGGGTGGATTACCTGTGAGACCCTGGGCTTCGAGGATTATCCCTGCGAAATGACCATGCTCCGGTGGCTATCGCAAAAAGCACAGCTCCTATTATGGAGAAATCCGTAATCGAAAGGAGCTAAGAAATCATGAAACTGATACCCGTAGATCAAATACCAAAGATGAACGGCTATCACAAGCTGCAAGATTTGATCGAGGAGTTTGTAAATGGAGACGCTAAAATCGTAAGAGTAGATTTTGGTTCAGAAGATTACAAATCCCCGTCGGTTTGCCGGTCTTGTCTGGCTGCGGCAATCAAGAGGTCAAAACATCAGGTCAAGGTATGGCGTCGTGGTAACGAAGTGTTTTTGAGCAAGGATATTTGAAAGGAATTGAGCCGTGTGACAGCGGCTCTTTTCTTTTCCACCGAGGCTGTTTTTACGAAAGGGCAGTTGCTAATTTAGAATAGCCGTTGAAAGGAGGTAGACGCCAATGAATGAAAACGAGTTCCATCCCGGCTCAGTACCGGTACTGGTCGCAGCAAGGATCTACGGCAAGGATGCATCCTGGGTTCGGGCCGGCATTGTTTCAGGATGGCTGCCCATTGGCAAAGCGACCCGCAACGGTAAGTTGGTGACGACCATCGAGGAAATGGACTCTCGATATGGGCGTATCAACTTCTACATCTCACCTAAGCGTTTGTATGAGGAGACCGGATATTTATGGAAAGGAGAGCGGCATTGAGATGGGGACGGAAATTCGTCCGGAGATTTCGGACAAGAGCAAATACTGGATCGAGAAGCACCGCTACTACGAGTTGAAGCATTTCTGCCTTCAATATCCAATTTGGAAGAAAGCTCATGACGCTCTGGATGGGCTGAGCAAGCGTCCCGCCGACCTGGAATTGTTTGTGAAAAGCGGACAGGTTGTCGGAGACCCCACTGCCAGATGCGGCGTTGCTCGGGCCTATTATGCTGAACGGATGAAGATGGTAGAGCAGGCCGCGCTGGGTGCGGACGCTGAGCTTTACCCTTATATTTTGCGGGCGGTGACCGAAGGATTATCCTATACCATCTTAAAAATGCAGGTCGACCTGCCCTGCTGTAAGGATGTCTACTATGACCGGTATAGACGGTTCTTCTGGCTGCTGAGCAAAGCGAGGGACTGACATGAGAATTGTGGACATCGCCGTGAAGCAGCTCTACCGCTTCAACTGCCCTAACTGTGGGAGCAAGCTGGAGGCCGAGCGCGGCGAGCTGAAGGACATGGGCGGAAAGGTCAGCAAGTTTCAATGCCCGGTATGCCGGAAAGAGTGTTTTATTCCTTGGAATGCCCTGCGAAAGCGCATTATTTACGAAAACCAATCCGCAGAATAAACACCCTCCTTTATGGAGGTGAGTCATGTGAAACAAAACTGGCTGGAAACCATCGGGACTTATGTGCTCGTAGGGGCCGCATCCGCTGCGGGAGCGGCTTTGTGGAGCAAGGTCTTGGAGAGAAAGGTAGGTGAGTTTGCACAGAAACGACATCGGCCGAAATCAGAGAAACTGATAGATTTCAAAGAAGCGAAAAGAAGATTGAGCCGTTAAATGCGGCTCTTTCTCTTTTTTCAGGACGCAGGTGACGGAAAACCGTGTTACATTGGTATTTGAAAAAATCCCGGGTGGGAAAAATTCTGAAAATCATTTCAAGGAGGTCTTGATATGACTGCTGTAATTGCGCTTATTATTGGGTTTCTGCTGGGGGCCGCTGTCTTTTATCGCCGGCCGGTGGGCAATCTCCGCATTGACCAGTCTGATCCAGCCGACCCGCCATATTTGTTTCTGGAGCTGTCCTCCAATGTGGGGCGCTTCCTTCACAAAAAATATGTGGTGCTTCGGGTTCGGACGGAAAACTTTCTCCCGCATGAATGACAGCCCCTATTATGGAGCCAATCCAATATTTTGAAAGGAGCGAACAATTATGGCAGAAATTCGATATTTGTTGGATGAAACCATTGAAACGGAGCTTCAAAATCTGAAAAGCTTCAATGGAGACGGCAAGGAGAGGTCGGCGGCGATTGATGACATCGTGGCGCTGTATAAACTTCATATCGACGAGATAAAAACGGAGGTTGACGCGGAAGAAAAGCGTGAACGCCGGTCTATGGAGCGCACTCGGCAGGAGAATGAGCGTGCGGACCATGACCGGGAAGAAGCATACAAGCAGCGTCAGCTCAAAGAGCAGAGTATCGATCGGTATGTAAAGGTTGGTATTGCGGCCGCGGAGTTGATTGCCCCGCTGATCTTCTATGCCGTCTGGATGAGAAGAGGGTTCAAGTTTGAGGAGACCGGAACCTTTGGTTCGACAACCTTCCGAAATCTGTTCAATCGGTTCAAGCCGACTGCAAAAGGTTGACTTGGCATCCAAACGATGGGGGTCGTGCGAAAAACACGGCCTCTTCGTTTTTCGCCGATTATGCAGGGTGCTTTATGGAGAGAAAGCAAAGAGCTCTTTCTGTCTCTCGACTAAAAACCGGAAATGCTGTATGATAAGATACGGCCATGACCGGATTAGCTGGAGGTAATGAAAGTGCGAAACAACAAGGGTAAGAAGATTATCAAACCGGCAGGCAGTGAGTTGATGGACTACCTGAACCGGGGCTACGCAATCTGCAAT